AAAGACCAGCTTATGGCTGCTCTGGTTTCTTATCAATTAATTGTTGTAGTAATAATTCTTCTAACTTTGCAATTCTGTCTTCTTGACTAACTACTAAAGCCCTTACTTCATCAAGTTGAAACTGAATGGAACGCTTCTCGTTTTTTTCTGCTTCCAGCTCTTGCTTTAACATTCCAATATCAAATTGTAAATTATTAACCTTCCAGTCAACTTCTTGTATCGCTTGCATAGAGATAGAAGCAATGTTATATAAGTTAACGGAATCTCTTTCTGGAGACGCAAATACTTGGTCTACATCCTCCGCAATCATACCGTAATAAGTTTCTACTTTGTCACGGAATCCTCCATTATACTCTTCAACATCTTTAATGAAGTTGTACTGCTTGATGTTTACACTGTTTACCTTCTCTAATGCTGAGAATGGTAAATCCGCAAAGTTAGTTTTGATTTTACGCGATGAAGTTGGTTGAAACGCAACAGCATAAACAGTGCCTTGTGAACTGATATTCCCATCTGCTCTTAGAATGTTTAACTTCATATTGCCAAGTCCTCCACCCTCTACAAGATGAAGTCCTTTTCCATTATCATCTGGGTGACTCGAGTATCTAAGTTTTATACCTCCTAAATTGAAGTCCGTGTAATATGTGCTAGAAAATTCAATACTTGCACGGTTTGAACCAGAACTTTGATTGAAATTAATTCTTCCACTATTTGAAGTAAGAGTTACTGTTCTTGTAGCTTCTATGTTGGCAAATCCTGCGATAGAGCGTGAGCTATTAGCTTTAATGTCGATATTACCGTCAGTTACTTTGTACTCTGAATCGCTCTCAGATGCGATTTTAAGTGTTTTATCAAGCGGATTGAATGTTAATGAATTGTAATAAGAGATGTCATTACCACTCATACTCTTTGCCATTCCTATAACACCTAGAATAGCATTACCATTAGCATCCTCGATAACGCTCGTTATTAAAGAGCCAGATACAGAAGCAGAGCTATTTTTAACATATGCGCCGCCTATTTGAATCATTGGCTGATAATAAGCGTCAGTTCTATCTACAAATCCCAAATAACCACGGTTAACATTACCATGAATAATAGTTAGGTTCTGCCTGTTAAGATGTAATTTCGCGTTTGCGAATACTTGAGGTTCTGTTTCAATTGTTACCCCTGTTAATTTATTAGCTTTTAAATGTTTTGCTTCAATATAACCATCAAGATAAATTTTACCCGCTTGAATTAATACAGATTGAGCGGTTTGGTTAATTGTAGAGGCTATATCACCGTTTTTAACTCGCAAGTTGATCTCGTCGCTCATTAAAGATAATTGTGCAGTGTGCTGTTCTACAATAGCTTTACTTCCATATCGACCGTCAGAGTCTAATTTTGTGTAAACATCATTTTTCTCTGCTTTTAAATCAATGCGGTTTGATTGCTGATTGATTGTAGTCTCCATTTGAGTAACTTTGCTATTAAAATCAGAAGTAGCTACCTTCTTAGCAAGCTCACCTACAAGTTGGTCGTAGTTAGCGTAGTCTTTTGGGTTCTCCATGAATGTTGAAGGAGATTTACCTTTTTGGAGCATCGGTTGAGAAATCCATAGATTTCCGTTTCGTCTAAGAGTAACAGAACCGCGTATACTCGTTACGTTTGCAGGCGCTTCAAAACTTACGCTAATAAAAGTCCACACCCCTGCACTTAATAGTGTTTTAGCTTCCTGTAGCTTACTAGTTACACGAGTGGAACCATTGTAGAATATCATTTCTATATATGCACCTTGGTCAAGTGTATCTATATTGTCAGTGTATAACCAAGTAGAGAGTGTATAAAATCCCGAAGCTGAAGAAATGGGCATCTGTTGATAGATATTGAAATGTCCATTACTGGATAATCCTGTTCCTATTAAGTAAACGGAATTATATCCATCATGTTGCCTTGCAGTGTCTACGGTAATTGTACGTCCTGAACCACTCCCGCCGTTAGTCCACTTTTCATAACTTCCTTGTCTACTGAGTATATTCCCGTCTTTATCAATTTCCCTATGCTCAAAAGCGGAATTACGATACATATTTTCACTGCCAATAGTCCCTACATATTCTTGCATTTGTGTATCAGATACTTTAGATTTAATTTGATTATTCAATTGCGTAATATCACTCGTGTTTTGTTGAATAATTTCCCCGTGTTTCCCTTGTGTTTGAGATAACGTTGTAATGGTTTGCGAATTCAAATCTGCAGTCTGCTTAACTTGGTTCAAGGAGGACTGCATTGTATCTTGATCTTTTTTTACGTCGATCACAGTGGTTTTTACTCCATCCACACTTTTCTCAATCTCGGTTGTTTTAGATTGAAAAGCCCCTTGTGTTACTCCATCTTCGGGTGATAGATTCCAAGAACCAAGAAACTCACCGAATGTAACCATGATTCCAGTGAACGTTGCATCAATAGTAGTCGTGTCAGCGGTAGCTATATTTACGCGTACTTCTTTTAATTCACCTGTATATCCAGTTGTATCAAATGGTATAGAAATCCTAATCCAACCACTAGTTACTTCTTGTTGCCTTAATATGGCGTAATATTGTTTGTCTGTTCCGTTTTGGTCATAGGTGAATCTCATATATAAACGCGGATAGTCTGTACCAGGCGTAAAACTTGATACATTTATATAACAAGAAGCTATCCCCTTCTTCTTTTTAAACACGTCTACGGGTAAATTTTGATAAATAAAAGCTTTATTACTCGTTATTTGTAAACCTTTCTTAATAGCTGGTATTTCCGAAATATTCACATCTATAATTTTAAAAAGGGTTGAATTAGTAATTCCCACCCAAGAATTTGCACCATTTGAAAAATCAGCGTTGTTTACATAGTTTCGAACATTAACTTCTCGTGTCTCTAGGCTTGTAAGCTTTTCGGTGATTTTCCCAGCCTTCTCTTCTATTTCAGTAGTTGTTTTCTTTAAATCATTAGTTGTTTGCTGTACTTCCGAAATCGTCTTTTTTGTACCTTCCACATTAGATTCAACTGTATTTAGCTTATTACTAATTTCAGTATCTTTTTTCGTTAACAACTCAATTGAAGTTTTAAATCCATCCGCAATTTGCTCTGATTTCGTTACACGTTCTGTAAGCTTTCCTTGTTCATTTTGTATATTTGAAACGGATGTTGTCACACCATTGATATTTTTCTCTATTTCAACTGCTTTTTTAGTAAATTCACTGTTTGTTAGCTGATCCTCAGGAGCTGGTGACCATGTGGAAAAAACAGTTCCTTCAGCTAACTTTGTTCCTGAAATAAATACTTCACCCGTATCCTCTTTATTTTTTCTTGTTCCGAAGTAAACGCGAGCTTCACTTGTCTTAAATTCTACCTCTAATTTAAAGTGATGCCATTTCCCATCTGATAAGTCTTTAGGTAACTCTACAATCTTATACGTAGGTGAAGTGCTTCCATCACGTACTCCTATCGCCATAGTTAGATTACTAGACTTAAAGAACGCTGAAATAATATATTGACCAGGTGTTACTTTAACATCTCTCATAAACCATAAATCAGCTATATTGTTTGTTCGCGTTAACTTTCCGCAATATGCAAACTCAGGTATATCGGCTGCTTGTTCCACAGCACCGCTTCCACTTTGTTTATCCCATATATTCCAACCTGTAGCATCACCCGTACCAAAGTTTGAATTTGTAATTACATTACGTTCCGCAACTTTAGCGTTGTTAAATTTTGATGTGACTTGAGACAATGATTCTTTTGTCCCTTCAGCCATTTGTTTCGTTTCGTTCACTGTTTTTGTAACTTCTACTACATTACTAGAAATAGTTTTCAACTCTGACTTTTCAGCTTTCTGTGTAAGAGCTTCATTTGTTTGGTCAATGGAAGTATTGATATCCTGAAACTTCTGTACGTTTCCCTGTTTATCAGTTTCATAAACTTGTTTGCCGATAAAACCATCTTTAATTTCATCTTTCGTATAAACTCCTGATTTATCAGCCTTATCTTTTAATTGGGTGTCAATCCATGTCTGATCTACTTTGCTATTAACTTGCTTTTGAACATCCACTATTTGTCCAGCTATTTCTTGTGCTTTACCTTCCACACTTTGAACCTTTTGACTCAATTCTGTTTTAGCTGTTTCAATATCTTTTTGAACATCTTTAATACTTTGCTTTAATGGTCCGGTATCTGGAGTAACCCTTTGCCATTGACCGTCTTTCCAAAGTTTCTGCACCTTATTTTCAGGGTCAGAACTATCTATCCACAAAGTTTTCCCATCGCGCAAATTCTCAGTAGGAGCTGTAGGTTGCTCGATAATATCAACCATGTTCTGATCCATGTAATCTTTTGTGGCATTCGCTAAATCTTTAGCTGATTTCGATTCTTCAACAGCTTCATTCGCCTTTTTCGTTGCGTCATTTGCTTTTTCTTCTAAAGCCCCAAACCATTCTTTCGATACTTTGTCATTAATCATTGAAAGCATCTTTTGATACAGTTTCCGCAACGCTTCATCTTGGTTGACTATTTCTACATAGTTTCCAAATGTGTGCTTGTTTTGATGCTCATCCTTGTAGGAATTGTCTCCTGCAATAGCTCTTGCTTCCAGGTAAAGAGTTGGCGTCATTCCTTCATCGATAATGCGTATTGTGTCACCTTCACTTACATCTTCATGCTCATATCCAAATATGCTAGATATGTCAACGGAATTTACTTCGTAAGTAACGATTGCAGAAACACGCTTTTTCAGCTCCGTTTTTGCTAATGTTAACAAGCGGGCTGGAGTAAGTTCGTCTTTTTCAGATTCCGGCGTATAGAATCCAAATAGATGCTTTCCGTTCACATTCCAACGTTGAAACGCTGCGTCATCGACAATATATTGAGATCCGTTATTCACGGATTCGATAGTGATTAACTTATCGTTACCGTCTGCATCTTGTCCTATATAATACGGAAATAATGCAGTAATAATGTTTTCGGAGTTCTCTATGCGCTTGATTCCTACTAAATCCTTACCGAGCGTAACCTCTTTATTCGTTTCTCTACCGCGTTTCTTAACAAGGTCAATGAATCTTCTTGGCTTGCCAGTTCCAATTTCTATCCTGTATTGGATCTCGATGTTGTCGAAGAGAGTGGCGATTTGCTGAATGAATTGCAAAGGGCTCATGGGTTTTTCTATTTTAAAAGAGCGATTCCCTATCGCTTCGATAAACCCAACTTCCCAATCAGTATGAATAGTAGCAAACGTTAAATACTGTTTAGCACTCCAACTTTTAATCTCTTGCGGTGTCAAAGGAACCTCTTTATCAAGTAAAATCCACTCACCTGATGCATAGATAGTAACATTGTGAGTTTCAGAGTCTTTTTCGATAGAAGTGATTACATAGGGAGTAATGACACCTGGGTTAGTTTCTTTTAATATCAAATTCTTTTGTTGGATATAATCTAGAAACGGAGAATCTTCTAATAGTTTGAAGTCCAGTATGTCAACATTATCTTTAATCTCCCAATGCCTTAGATCATCGAGATAATCTTCTGGCTGAAGAGAAGCGATAATTTGTTTTGTTTTAAAGTCTACAATGTGTAAATCTCCGCTTACTTTCCTCATTATTTGTATCTCTCCCTGTAAGTTAATGTAGCGGTTCCTATATTGTAGGGACGTACAATGATATTGTTTCCGCCTCGTTTCACAATCGGGAATCGACTGAAAATATCTTTCAATCCTATTGCATTTGTACCGTTTATTGTTACTAATGACCTTTCTGTGTCTATCTGTATTCTATCTCCTATATCAAAAATATAAGGGGTCTCGTCTATTGTTAAAGTATTGATTTTCCAAAACTTAACGTCCTCGATAAACGCAATATCAACAGGCGGATTAGCTCCATAAGCAATACATCCTACAGCTATCTTTGCTACTGGCCTAGATGTCATAGGATTACTGTCAGACTCATCCCTCCATGTACGAACAACCCATGTATCATCTATCTCCGTATTCTTTCGATATTTAGAAAAAAAGAAACTCCATTCTTTACCTCTGCGAGCTACTGCGACATGCCCTCTAAAGTCGTTAAATGTATCGGATTTCATTCCCGTCTCGTCAGCAATCCACTTTCTAGATCCCCCTGAATCAATAATCGCTTGCCCCGTTGTCATTTCATGGCTCATATACTCGTCAGCCATCGCTAGTTCAACTATTACGTTGTCGTTAGCATCTAATAGCATGACAACCGTTTTCCCCATTCTGTTCCAGTGTGAACTTCGGAAACTCATTTGCACATCAAGTCTAAAGTCTTGAATAACGCCTGCTGTATTAGGAATAGTTCTCTTCATGAAAGGCCCATGCCACTCATCACCCGCGCCTGTTCCGTATGATTCTGGTGTGAAAGCATACCCTTCCCATACCTTCATTTTCCCTGAACTTTTATAAACCCCTATTTGACCAGTTACAGAAGTCCATGGGGTTAAACTATTCAGTTCATCCCATATCAGACGATCATTTTGTTTTACTAGACGCGTTTTAACCCCGGTAGGGTAACCTAATCTAAAATATTCATCTTCATTCCAGACATCTAAGAATGGACTAGGGTTTGCTACTTTAATGTCAATAATAGGATTCGTTTCTACGGTTCCTTTGTTTTCGAAAGTAGCTTTTAATTCTTGATTATCTACTGACATAGCCTTTGTTTGAACAGCTCCTAATTTATATGGCATAGGACAAACAAAGGTAATTTTCCCTTTCCCTCTGAAAATTAATTCGTCTATATCTGCTTCACCATCAATTACCGCCATATATGTACGGTCTGGTTCGTCGTCGAAAACCAATTCGCAAGGTTGATCCGTCACAAGCCAAGCGGCTAAATCTTCTTTCTTCTTCTGCATATCGCTTTGGCTACCCGCCTTAATAATGACTGGAACTTCTATTGTTCTTACATTTGTATTTGTTTGTAGGAGATACCCTCCTGCTTTAGAAGGAACCTTTAAGATATCTCTCTCAACAGGAGACCATGCAGGTCGGTTAAATCCCATTAAGATAAAAATGTAGTCTTTTCGTATCCCGTTAAATGAAAAACTACCTGATGGCATTTGACTACCTCCTTCCGATATTTCATCTATAAAAAACGCCCCCTTAATTAAAAGGAAGGCGTTACAGTTGGTTTAAATTGTGCGAGACGTTGTTTTCGTCTGTTATTCGTAGTTTCTACAGGTTGTGCTAATGCTTCTCCAACAATCTTTTTATCCAATACAATATACGTGTTACCTTGATCTCTTTGGTTATTATCTTGAGATGTTGTTTTAACTTGTTGCTCTTGTTTCGGTGTTTTATAAGCAACCTGTTGAGATGTAGGATTAACATTAACCAAATCGTTAACAAATCGCTTAGAATTAGAAAATGCGGACTGTAGAGTGGCGTTATTCAAGCTATCACCGACGATATCACCCATAACAATATCTTCCGTCAACGATGAGAATCCATCTAATACAGATCCGGCTAGTGTACGCGCTTTTTTAACTGCATATTTAGTCATACCGACAACACCATTAGCAAGACCTTCCGTAACAAATTCACCCATCGCATAAGTTACACGAGACGGAGAATGAATGTCGAAGAAGTCGGCGATTCCGTCTTTGATATCACTCGCAACACGTTTAACTGCAGACACTGCACTTCCGACCATTCCAGAAATACCATTAATAAGACCTTGAATTATATTTTTACCAATTTCCGTCAACATTGATCCAGCATTACTAAAGCAATTTTTAATACCGTCGATTACCTCTCTTCCAATAGTGGAGAGCAGTTTTCCAACTAAAGAAATAATACCGTTAATTAAAGCCTCTAGTATCTGTTTACCTGCAGATAAAATTTTCGGCAAATTACTTATAATCGCTTTTACAATTTCTAAAATCAACTTTAATCCAGTCTCAATTAGCTTAGGAAGGATTTTGATAATCCCATCTATTAATGCTATTAAGATTTTCATACCTGCATCAATTATCTTAGGTAAGTTTTGGATTAGAGTCTCAACTAATTTGACAATCAGTTTAATAGCTGCATCTATTAAACTTGGGAGCATTTTGATAATCCCGTCAATCAACGCTAATAAAATCTTAATTCCTGCATCAATCAATTTAGGTAAGTTTTGGATCAACATATCGCATATCTTTGTAATTAACATAACAGCAGTCTCAATTAAATTGGGAAGGATTTTGATAATCCCATCAATAAGGGCCATTAAAATTTTAATCCCTGCATCAATAATTTGCGGTAGTAATTTAACTATAGTATTAATCAATGAGTCTACTACTTTTAATGCAGCGTCTATAATTTTTGGTAAATTTTGTACAATCCCATCAATAACCGCCATCAGAATTTTAATCCCCGCATCTAAAATGACAGGCAGTAAAGTTCCGATAGTGTTAACAAGTGTATTGATCAGAGTTGTTCCTACTTCAACTAGTGTAGTAACTACGACAGGTAACACTTGCACAATCCCTTCTATAAGAACGGTCAGGATTTTGATACCTTGCTCAAGAAATTGCGGTAGGTACGTCGTGATTACTGTTACAATCCCAGTGATTATATTCGTTATCGTTGATGTTAAAAGCGGCAACATCGTATTGATCCCGTTCACAATTGTAGGAAGAAAATGCGATGCCGTAATTAGCAAAGCGGGTAAACCGCCGAGTAGCATCCCGATTAGTGTAGGTATAATTGTCATGAAAATCTGCCCTAGTTGGGATGTATCCCCACCTAAAGCTAATCTAACAGCCTCTACTAAACTAGAAATAGCTGTTTTAATAGCTAGAATCGCATTACCTATTAGAACACCTGCCGTTTGGAATCCTACAGGCATAAGATTTAACCAACCGTTCATTAGATCGCCTGTCGTAATAACAGACATAATGTATCTTCCGAGATTCAAAAATGCATATCCTATTTGATTAAGTGGCCCAAATAGAGACATAAATGACGCTGACATTGTTGCAATAACATTACCTATTGCCATAGCTGCATTTTGCCAACTGACAGGAAGATGGGTAATCCAATCATTGAGATGATCGCCATCTAAAGCAGCAAAGTAAAAATACTTTCCTAAAGCTACGATAGATTGTCCAAATGAGTTAACTGCTAACATTGCTGGAGCGATTGAATTCGCTAACCCTTGCACACTCGGCGGTAAAGCGTTTAAAGCGTCAGAGAAGATATTTCCCGTTAGAGCTACATTTGTTAAATAGCTACCTAACTGCATCAAATCTTTCCCTAGTTGCATCGTAGCGCCGAATAAAGAGCTGATATGACCTCTTATCGTCGATACAGCTTGTCCTGTAGCCATTGCAGCGCCTTGCCAAGATTCAGGGAGATGAGTAATCCAGTCGTTGAGGTTGTCGCCGTCTAAAGCCGTGTAGTAAAGGTATTTACCTAAACTAGCCATATTAGAGCCAAACTCTAAGGATTTCTTCCCTGCTGTAGCGAATCCCGTTTGCAGAGCTTTTATGCTATTCTGCACCATATCAGATTTGTAAGCACTTTGAATTAATTCAGAGGTATTTTTAACAAGAGCACTGCCGAAATTTTTAATACTTTTAATGGTCCCGTCTACAAATCCCTTGAATTTTTCGTTCGTTTTATAAAAGTGGGTGAATCCTACCGTTAATCCTGCTATAGCTGCTGCTAATATCCATACAGGAGTCGACATTGTAGCAAACGCAGTCACAACAGGCATTATAATGGGTCGCAATGCAAATAAAATAGCTCTCAATCCTCTGAAGTATCCAACACCAAGAGCTAGAGGTAGCATTAGTGCCATCAATGCAGGGACTAACATAATGGTACCTTGAATGAATCGTGCCATTGATGGATGAGCTTCGTTAAACGCTATAGTCAACTCTGCTAGTTTCGTAACAAAGTTGAAGATAGGAATCGCAACAGCGGCGAAAGCTTGTCTCATTGGTTCTAGAGCCTTTGTTAGTTTCTCCATCATCTCGTTAAACGCTTCTGCGTATTTAGGGTTCATTTCCATGTTAGCTTTGTGTAAAGCTCCATACATAAATAGGGCGGACATCCCGACACCGATTGCAACGATTGGCATTCCCATCATCACAGTATTAAGTCTCGTCGCTTCATCCCTTAGGGTTTTCATGCTCGCTTGCGGTCCGTGCAATTCCAGAGCGATCTGAGCGGCAGAACCACTTCGAGCCACTCTATCCAAGCTATCTACCAAAGCTAGGGCGGGACGGGCGGTGTTATATAATGGATTTTTCATCTGGTCCAAGTTTTTAGTCGTCTTAGAAGCAGCGGAAGACATCGCATTCATAGCTCCGATAGTCTCGAGCATACCCATCATTGCTAAACGATTGGCGTTAATTTGTGCGTCTTGTGAGGCTTTCATTGCTTTCCCTATATCGTTAGCTTGATTTATGAAATCTTGGTTTGTTCCCTGGAAGTCCTTAGATGCTTGAGCCATCTTATAGAATCCGTAAGTTGCTTTGATTTGATCTTCCTTAAATGGGATCATAGCCATTTTTTGAGCATGGAAACCTTCCATCATTTCGAACATCATGCCTCTAGCTTCTGCTGACATGTAACGGAATGATCCACCCATATCACTCATGAGTCCGCCTATCTCATTTCCATAGGCTCGGCGATATTGTCTTGCGTAATATTCCGAATCTCCAACCATCCCCTGCATTCCTCGGCCCATTTCGTTACGCATCCCCTGAGCTGTTCGACCCATGTTATTTCCAATGCGACCTAATTCAGTATTAACACGTTGTACATCTCTACGGATGTTACTTGTTTCAAGCCGGGTGTCTATATTGACGCGACCATCAGCCATATTGTTCCACCTGCCTTTTTTGCGCCTCTAATCGTTTCAGATACGCTTTGTACTCCATTTCCTCCCTAATCGCTTTGGCTTCCGGCAATTCGTAACGTTCTTTCATTTTTTTAATCCGCTTACGTTCGTCAGCATTATGTTCATCTTTCTTAGGGATTTCGCAGGTTCGATAATGAATCGCTATTTTCATAGGCGCCTTTTCAGACAGGTTATTAAACAGAGCTAGAAACTCGCTCCATTGAAGTTTTCCTTGTTGCTCAAACAAATTGATATTGTAGTCAAACAAAAAAGACGCAAATATCATATCTGCATCTAGTGTGAAGTTAACAATAGGTATTTCTGGCGGTTGTTCGTCACCTTCATTTTCTATTGCTTCTGTCATCTCATTTTTCTTCTTATTAGACAATAAATCGATATTCAATTTATCTTTGAACACATCAATAATAAGTTGTTCTTTACGGCGCCGTTCTAGTTGTTCTAATATCCTATGATCGACAATGAGCATCATTAAAGCGATGTTCGGTTTATTTCTGTTACTAATAGTCTCATCGTCGAATAATTCCATGATTTTTAAGACATTATCAAAAGACAGGTTCAATTCGATATCGACACCTGCCCAATGATATATATCTCTATTTCTATCAGTAAGTTTAAACATTACTGACCACCTTACTTTTTAAGGTTAGCTAAGTATTTTGACTGCGATTCATTTGTTTTTTTCAATGTTTCTTCTGCGTATAGATCATTTAAGTAATGAACAAGGCTTAATAAATTCGCTACGGAACGTCCTGCAATGTCATATAATTCTTCAAAAGCACCATCACCTAAAAATGTATCTACAACATCTTTTGTGATTTCTTTTTGTTTTTCTGATAACGCGTCAATCTCTGCGTCAGTAGCTTTTTCGTAATCAGTAGCCGCATTTTGTAGTTCTTCTGTAGATGCCTTGAAACGTTTTAAAGATTTTTGATATCGGTTTAACGCATCATCATTGAACTCTACTTTGAACAATTTACCCGCTACATCTACCTCTTTGTACGTTTTCTCGAAATTAAATTGAAATACTTGTGACATATAATCAACACTCCATTTTTATATTTTTGTAAATTCATTTATTAAAAGGCGAAGAGTCGCTTAACACGACTCATCCATACCTTAGGAAGTTACTTCGCTAGCTTTAGTGAATGTTGGGATACCATCGAATGAAATCGTAAATTCAATTTCACCTTTTGCGTTCGCGTCTCCACCTGGGGCTTTGATTTCTGATAAGGTTGCTCTACCTTCCCACTTGTCCCCATTCGGCTCTGTCACTTCAAAGTCAACCTTACGATCCGGACCGACTTTATTTAATTTACTGAAGATAAAGTCCTGAGCTGCATCTCCATAGAAACGGTGCCCTTCGAACCCGTAAGATAACATGAATCCAGTAATATCACGTTCAGCAGCGCCGCCACCGTCGTAGTAATATGTTTCTTCTGATTCTTCGTTGTTATCAGGATCTACAGATGTAATACCTTTTGCGATAGGTTCCAGTTTTTTCGTACCTGTAGTTGAAGTATTAATTTTAAATTTGTACCCGTGGTTTAATAAAAATGACATTCGGTTATCCTCCCTTTTCTAATTCAGTAGTAAATAAAGCAGTATATATTTGCTCATTAGCCTCTGTTTTATCAACCCAATTAGGCTCCACATATTTCTCCATAGTGATTAACTTATAAGAAGTATCAACACTGTGAAAACTGCGTCTGTGGAGGTTGTGAAGCTCATCTGCGATAGCATCGATACTTGACATAGCCTCTAATCCATTAGGGCTTTTAACGAGTATTTGAAATTGTTTGCGTATCGTTTCACCTTCGAAGTACTGTTCACCTGGAGCGGATGGGGTTATCCGTATAGCAATGCTCTTTCTTGGTGTGCTATTGGTCCCTACATCCAATACATTTGCTTTGATTGGTGCGTAAATAGTACTCGAAGGTAAAACAACAGTTAAATGTTTGACCACGCTTTCTATTAACCATTTCATGTGATCACATCCTTTAACTCCATTAAAAAAAGTCATCCGTTAAGATGACTTTTCTGTTTTCCTAAATAACTTTTCGCCCCTATCGCCTCTCCAATACCGACCTTTTAGAGTTTGATAGTTAATGCCAAAATGTCTAGCCCAATCAGATAAGACTTTGGTTTCGCCTTCGAAAGTTATAAATACATTTCTTCTTGTGTTTTTTAGCTGTTCTTCTAAAGGTATCCATTTGCAATTTCCTGGTTCATAGTTACCATTGAAATCCAAACGTTCAAGTGTTAAATCATCCGAATACCCATTTTCAAGAGCCCATTTCTTGAATAGCGGATAATTCATCCACTCTTCGTGTACAGATATTCCTCTTTCGCCATATTTATAGTAATCATTCGCTGATTTATTTAAACAACGGCGTTTCATCCCGCTCCATATACTATATAGACGTTCTTTATGATCTCCATGTTTAGTAATAACCTGAGGCCTTAAACATCCGCAGCTTTTAGTATGACCAGTCATGAGATGATTTTTTGTTACTTTTTTTGTATTACCACATTTACAAACACAATCCCAATAAGAACCATTCCTTTGAGTGTGTGAATAGCCAACAACCGTCAAATTCCCAAAAGTCTCTCCTAAAATATCTAAGCTTTTATCCATAGAATCCACCCCCGTGTTAATAACACTATCATAACACGAACGCAAGTTTAATGGTTTGATTTTATAGATTATCACTAATTGTTCGCTCTACTATTCTAGCCCAATCACTTGCATGTCTAGCCTTAGCTTCCTCGAACCATAAGCCTCGCGCATTTTGATTCGGTTGTTTCGAGAAATTGTACTGCGGATTGTAATACAGCCGCCTTGCATATGGTGTATCCCATCCGACATGACCTTCGCCTGGTCTACTGTATCTGACTCCGGATCGTTTTAACTCTGTAGTATCTTCAGGAGCATAGTAATTGCTATCCTTCAGCACTTGTTCATCTAATGCAAACTGCGCCTTTTCAGTAGCCCTCATAACATTTGGCTCTATTTGCGCTGTATCAACCCGTACATTAACCCTAATCATCGTAAGTACAACTCCGTATGGTGAGGCCTATCAGGATTTGTTGTATAAAGCGGTTCAACTTCTTTAATAAACATTTCCTTCCCGTTCCATACAATCTTGGACTTTTCTTTGAAAATCTGATTAGGGTGAGCTGAGTTGATAGAATCATGGAATAATATCGACTGGAATGTCACGCTATCGCCCGTTGTAGCGTTATACACCTTCTCGTTCGGTTGCACGCGTACTCTTTCAATGACAATAGGTTTAGCATATGAAGCAGCCCCGCCGCCCCAAATTTCATCCTCACCAATGTATTCATGGTACTCAACAGTATGGATTAGTAAGTGCATCGGGATAGGGATAAGATTAATCATTGCGTCCCCACCCCACTGTAAAGTAAACCTGTAGGCTCCAGGAACTTAATCGCTCCGTGTGAGAAACTAGGATCAACAGTTGTCCCACCTTCAGACTTACCACCTCTTAATAATCCATAACGGAATTTACCAACCTGCATAACGGGTGTTTCAACCATGACATTTGAAGATGTTTCTCCATATAGTGCGATGAATTCAGTCTGAGCAGCAGTAGCTTTCATTACTTGTTTCTTAATGAATGGAGCTACTGAATCAAAATCAACACCTTCTAGTTTGTAATGAATCATTTGATCAATTACATCAGAGGCTCTTTTAATCATCCGTTTCAGCATATCGTCATCAACGATGGGAGTCCCTTCGTATTCATTTCTGTAATAATCAACAGTTATATAAGGCATGTAACCACCTACTTTTTAGAAGCTGTTTTAGGTGCTCTCAACTCTGCAACTTCTTCCTCTAATGCATCGATTTTATCCAGAGCTTGATTGTACTCTTGCACTGAAATGTTACGGCCGCCCGTAGCGCGCTTAATGATTTTTCCTTCGTCGTTAATTTGGTCGAAACCGTCATTCAGATAACTAGCCAGGAAGTCCTTATCGATGTTTAATACTTTGTTTAAACGTTTTACTTTTACCGTGTTACTCATTTACACCAATCCTTTCTTATATAAGAGAAAAAGAGAAGCTATGAAAGCCTCTCTTATGCAGAGGTAATATTGAATTTAACGCCGTCTACTTTAGCGCCTAAGATGAATACATCCCAGTATTTGCGCTCGTAGTAAAGGTATTTCCCACCAGTAGCAGCACTTGGAGTGTCTAAGTCAACAAACTCATATTTTTGTGGAGCCACTACAGAAAGTGGATGAATTAAGATGATGTTGATTTGTTTTGCAGTGGCATCAGGTACAGCACCGCTTGTGAAGTTGTAAGCTGTTTTCATACGGCTAGATGGCACAGTGATGATAGTTACATCGTCTAAAGAGTACACGCCACGATTGACAGCTTTTTCAGTAGCACCAGCAATCTCTAAAGTACGTTGTAATTCTTTAGCTGCTTTTACAATCTTTTTAACAGCTGGAGTAATGTACATGATACGTCCAGTTTGCGGAACTTCTGCTTCGTCCATTTCTAACATCATGTTATCAAATACTTCTAAGAAACTTTCAGGAGTAAGAGTAGTTGTATCTGCTGTTTTACCTGCGCCAGTGAACTCTGCAAATAATTTAGAAGCCATATATTTGTCATGCTCCGGTACTGCTTCTTCTTCGTTAAATACACGAGTGATATTAGCGATAGACACAGCCATATTTGTTTCGTCAATGTCCGCTGGATCAACTAATGTGCGGAATTCTCGGTCATGCCCTACAGTTTTTGGTTCGAATGAATTGTCAACGCGACGAGTGTACCCACCAACAACATCACGGTTAACGTCCGTATAGCCACCTACTTTGATGCGTGGGATTTGAATTGTTTTAGGTCCAGTCCATTTGACAACAGAGTTGTTCGGCGTGTTGTATAATGCACCGAAAGATAAAGCTTGAGAAAACTTTTGAACTAATACTTCTTGATACTGTACTGCATAGTTTAATGTAGCCATTAATAAATCGCTCCCTTGATATATGATTTTTGGAAAAATAAAAAGCTATCTACTGGAGATAACTTAGTAAAAATCTATTGATTTTGAGTTAGACCGAAAGCAGCAGCCCATTTTTCTTTCTCGGTCATTGTTGTTTGTTGATGTTGACCACTAGAGAAAGTCGGTTTCGGTTTGCTGTTATCTGGCGGTGTTTGTTCCACTACACCTTTAAAGTGAGGAAACTCTTCAACTACCATTTCGATAGCTTTTGTAATGTCTATATCATCGCTAACCTTCGTTTTCGCTAGAGTAATAACTGCGTTTAAGTTTTTTTCTTCTGTAATACCTGACTTAATCGCTGCATTTTCTGCTTGAAGATTGAACAACGCGCTTTCTTGCTCTTTCACTTGGTTCTGATAGTTAGCAAGCTGCTCTTGCTGCTTCTCCTGATCAGTTTTAAGTGTTTCTTGGTGTGCTTTCCAATCAGTAAGTGTCTGCGTCAATTGGTCAACGTTTTCTACTCCTAATTGTTTTAAAAGCGCTTCTTGTTGCTCCGCTTTTGCTGCATCCAACTGTTCTTGTGTAAATGTCACAGGAGCAGGAGGTTCAACTACTGGCGGTGCAGCAGGTGGAGTAACTGGATTTGCTGGCGGTGTTACACTTGGTTCACCTCCTTCCGGTGCAGGTGGTGTTAGATCATTAAAATACTGCATATTTGTTAAACGTAAGCGATATTTGTTTTTCATATTAATTAGCTCCTTTCGAAACTTCGCATTGTAAACGGTATCCCTCTAATTCCCAAATTTTATTCGTAATTCGGTCTTTGCAGATTTCGATACCGATATTCACGTCATAATTAACTGGGTCCACACAAGCGCTTGATTCAGTTAAAATAAATCCATTTGGCAATTTAGCAACAACAACCGTGCATTTACCGTGAAACTCTTCTACCGTCCAATGTGTTCTTTCTAAAATACTATCAATTTCTTCCTCAGTAATTGTGTTTTTTATCTTTTGTTCTTTCTTTTGTGCTTCAAGCATTAAATTGTTTACTAATGTAATCTGTCCTGCTGTAACAGCTTCTTCAATTCCGATTTCCCCATCCTTATCTCGTTGTTCAATTAACTTCGTACTAAGTTCCTCTTTAATTGATTGCAGTTCTGATAATTTAATAATCGTCTCTTCGCCCATCTTATTTATCCCCTTCCGCGTGATAATGATATTCCAAAAGACCTAAGTCATTTGTTGCCCCGAAATTTAAGATACGGATACATTTCGAGAATTTATGATTAAGATTTTCATCATATGTTTTTAAATAATACTCCATCTTAGGAATAATATTTGTAGTAGGATTTACAATTAATTCTGTTGACGGAAAACCTTCCATGAATATTTCAACAAATACGTATTTGGATTTATTCTCAAATGATTCTTTAAAGACTTTTTCAAGTTGGTCTCTTTTATTCATCATCCAACAACCTCCCAATCCTCTGCTAAAGCATCTGAAGTACTCGGAGACCATGTAGCAACGTCATTTTGAGCTGTTTTAAGTGCAAGGTAAGCGCGATACGGGACATTTTCTCCACCGAATGATTCTTTCATAACATCTGTAGATGGTGGATATGATGCAGCAGGCACATAGAAAACAAACATACCTATACCATTCCATCCTTTTCGTGCAATTTTATTACCTTTTTTTACTGCTTCAATCGCTTGACCAAAAGTCATAAAATCAACTCCTATACTGTATATATTTTTTCTCTTTCAGGTCTTCTTCTTCGCCCAGTAGCTTTAATAAAGTCCCTCATGTTAGCTTGACGTTGTGAAACTTTTTGTTTTGCTAACATAACGCCCTCTTTATCACCAATTTCTTCTAATAGCATGACTTCACGTTTAGCCTTTTTAATATCTCTTTCAAGGTAACGTTGCCTCTGACTTTCTTTATATACGCGGTCATTCTCAGCATAATCTTGAGGTTCATTCCTTTTCGTTGACATGCCAGGTATATAAGGGTATTTAATGTGTCGGCAGTTAACGCCAAGTATTCCAGCAGGATCTCCATAAGACGTTGTGGACCATGCAGGATACTTTTTACTTTTACCACTCATAGAGAAGATACGCCCTTGATATGGAGCGCACTTAGGTCTAGCCCCCATATGACTGCTTATTTCAACTAAATCAACACCGTAATCTTTCATGCGTTCGTCCTGCATTTCATTAGCTACGTTATTGCTAGTCGAACGGCATACCGTGTTTATATAAGCCTCTGTACTCCATTTGCGTCCCGACTTATCGACGAACCCAGGAATACCTTTATTAGACCATTCTGCAATAGTCTGTCTTACAGCTTGTTGCTGCGTTATAGTGCCAGCAAGCATTTTACCAACAGTTGTATTTAACACATCTAGATACATTTGCTGAGAGTGTTTTAACATCGTCGTATTGACGAGATTTAAGGTACTGAGCGCTTGATTTACGTATGCGTTCAGAATACCGACTAAAGCAGCGTTAGTAGTAATCGGAGGCGCTACTTCTAATAATCCTAATTTAATAGCTTCTGAGTATATATCATCATGATCAACGATAGCAGCAGAGCCAGCAGCTTTGAGCATCGCTTTTACTTCTTCTACCGTTTTACCGCTATGTCGCGCAATCGTCTGTAATTGTTGTTTATCTAAGGTACCTAATTTATTTAGCTGCACCATGCGCCAGTGTTGATATTGGTCGCCATTTTCAGCTGATAACAATAAGTCCATATCCCTTTTTAGCAATCTAGCCATATTTAAAAGCAGCTCTTCTTCTATCGCATTGTAAATATCAACTACGAATAATGAAAGCTGCTGTGATTTCTCTGGAGGTAAAGCCATTTATTACTCACCTCCGTTATTTTGTTGTTGTGGATTCCCTTCTAAATTAAAGAAGTCAACATTCTCTGGCATAGCCATCCTGTTTTCCTCTATAATCTGTTTTAGCAGTTTCTGTGCCTCTTCTTCGGAAATGCCGTGAACCTTCATGAGAGCCTTTACTTTGCTTGTTAATTGATTAGTTACGAGTAGAATCTGTTTATTAATCTCAGCAGTCTGATCTTCTGCGATAGAATCATCAAACGTTACTGTTACTTCGTACTCTTCAATAGTACTGAATGTTCCATATAAAGCGGCGATATCAACAATGACGTCAACTAAGTCCCTGATACAATCTTCTAATATCGTTTCGTGAGATTGTTTCGTTTTGAATGTCTTAGAATTTTCACTAACTACTTCAGTAGCTGTTTTTACCCCTTGACCATCGAAACTAAATGCTCCGGCAGAGAATCCAGTTTGCATTGCCAAGTAATTTAATAGAGCGTTAATAGCAGCTGTATGCTCTTCCACTCTCAACTCGACTGAAATGTCTTGAATCTGCTGAGTATCTTCAAGTTTCATTGCCTCATATACTTCGTCACTAGAATCAAAGTAACGATGTTGAGCGCCTGTGATTGGATCGACAACATGTTTGATAGCTGAAGCAGGTACAATGATACGCTTCCTTCCTAACACGAATTCTCTTTGGAAGCTGTCGAATGCAATATCAAGCGATTTAAGAACATCTAAAGAGTTCCCGTACATCGAAATCCCAAGGGGAGAATACAAGTCAAGATTATTTGCTGTATTAGGCTTGAAGTATACGAATGTAGGACGCGATAAGTTCTTGATTCTTACCTCATCTTCTAAGTTCTCATATAGTTCTTTTAACCCTGTTTTAACGCCTAATTCACCCTTATTTCGGCTTACATACAGTTCGTTTTTAATTACGTGTTGTTTCTGCCCTTCTTCATCATGTTCAAGTAGATGCCATTCTAAAAGCGTGTAGTATTTACCTGCCTTTGTTGACTCGTTAATAAACACACCTTCTGTTACCTTATTGTTATCCCATGATATAGGTACGAAACAATCGGCAGTAACGAATGATAATTTTATCTCACCATCGTGGTACACTTTTATTACCATGCCACCAAGAGCTAACATGTATTCTAAGTATCTTTGGAACTCTCTATTGAAGTTATTATCATCTAAAACATTCCTAATCTCTTTAAATAACTGTTCGTCAGAGATATTAATAGAACATTTCTCATTGAATATAAGAGAAGACATCTCTTGTGTAATGACTTTCGCCATATTGAGCGATGCCATTTTGCGCTGCTTCTGCCCTTCAATTGTTTGGTATTTCAAGTTATGCCATTCAGCGAAATGACCGCTATAGATAGCCTTCCAAACGTCTATCTGCTTGTACGATTCCTCATCAATGGTAACCTTCCGATTATCGGTAACCTTCTTAATACCGGAAATTAAGCCCATTTTGTAGAGTAGCTCCTTTCCTTTGTTGATTAACCATGTAAACACTATTTATCACCTACTTTACATAGTTGTTATAGAAATAATTCCCTGCGTAACGTGTTTCGTCTAAGGTATGGTTGTATTTATCGATTGGCGTACCGTTATCTTGGCGCACGTACATGCCTATCTCTTTTAAGAAATGGTAATGATCGTACTCATCACATTCCGCAAGGTAGAACTGCTCATTCGTCATCAAGTTTTGCAGCCTTTCAATCCCTACTTCCAATCCTTTAGCAGAACCACTAACATCATGAGCATTGTTATCTGCCCCGGTTGTATTAATCCCTAATAAATGGATCTCTTCTCTTAATGACTTACAAGCTGGATCCACAAATACCTCCGTATAACGCATTTCAAAGCGTTTAACACACCATTCCATAAACACTTTAATTTCTTTTGCGTATACAGACATCGCTTTAACCTGACCTGTTTCTGCTCCACTATGATAGTAGTTAGCCACACGGAACAGCCGGAATTTATTTTGGAATCTCGTTACAATGTAGCAGCTGCAACTCGTAGCATCACTTTGCCCGCCGTCAGCAGTAAAGAACATTTCGTATCGATCACCTAAAACAACATGTTGAATGTTTTTCTCCATGTTGAACATAGAGTAAATAACACCCTGAGGCATTACACGCTTTCCGTACCAATCTCGTTCCAATAAATACGGGTTCTTTGAAAGAACGTCGTATATTTCCTGTTTACGTTGCTCTGTTAATATTGGATTATCATTAGGCGTCCAATGCGTCCAACGCGTGTTTTGAACGTCAAATACTTCCGATATAACAGGATGGTTAGGAGCAGGTGGGTTTAAATCTGCTAAATGGTAACGGTCCTGCGCTGCAAAGGTACGACGGAAACATTCTTGAATCATACCCATATTAAGCAGATTAATCTCACAAAAGACTACGCTTCCAAGCGACATACCCGTTATAGCGCCCACGCTGTTACTCTTTCCACCGCCCTTGTAAAAGACACGCTTAATCCCGTTTGGTGTGTGTATCTCAAGATTTGAACCTAATTCATGGTGCTTAATCTCAGCTAGATTGCCGAATATATGTTGTAATCCAGTGCCGTCGCCGTCTATAAACAAACGCTGCGCTTGCTCCTGGTTATAAGCGACAATTAAATGATTTGTATCTCTGGTCCACGACAAATAATCAGCATACCGGAAATGGCCTGCTGTTGTCTTTCCTGATCTGGGTGTTCCCTCTAGTACATCGAATGTGTAATTGTAGGGCCTATAGATCGTTTCTAATTGTTTAGGTGAAAACTTAATTGCGGTTTTGCTCATATTGTTTACGCCCTTCTATTAATGCATCGAGTAGTGAAGTATTTTTCTGTTGACCTTTAAGTTTAGCAGCACGTATTTTAGCAAATTCAGTATCAGCTTTGACTTTCTCGATCTGTACCTTTTGCATTTCTTGGTTCATTCTGTGGCGTTCTGCCTCAATTTGTTCTTTAAATGTATCTGGAACTAGATCAAAGTACTGCGCTAACTTATCCAACGCTTTCATCTTGTCTGCAAGTTTAACTGATATTCCGTCACGCCCTTGTTTAACCTCAGTTATAATAGAGCCATCAACCATATCAGCCTCATACAAGTCTACAAAGTTAACTAACCTCGTCACCTCATTACCATCATCATCCTGAATAGTAATCTCCCTCTGCCCAAAATTAAGGTAATTAGTAATATCAGCAAAGGCAATCTTAATGTACTCTTTCAGCACATCCAGCGCTTCTACAAATACATTCTCAACTAGCTCGCCTTTAAGTTCTTTTATATAGGAAGAAACTCGTTCACGCCTTAGCAATCGACTAGCTTGTACATGAGCGCTTTCTTTGGTGTATCCACTTTTTAGTGCAGCCTGAGTACCATTGAAGTATTTCACGTAATACAAACAAAATAGCCGTTCCTTTTCGGTCAACTCTTCATCTTCTAAAATCTCTTTTAGTTTTTCTTTCGTTTTGGGATTTTTAACATTAGTAACGCTCCTTTTCGCAATAGTAACGTTACCATTCATTTGCTCATCCCATTTATCTTGTGATTTCCACTTTCTGATTTGCGAAGGTTTGAGATTTAACTCAGCTGCAATATCAATTAGTGGCTTCTCACCTTTACTTACTTTGTATATTTCAAATGCTTTATCACGATCCGGGCTTCGTTGCCTAGCCATATTCACCACCTCGCGGTAATCCCTTTATAAAATAAAAAAGCAGCGGATTCGCTACTTTAAAGTTTGAAACCTTGCATAGATGCATCTATCTCATCTTGCGTAATTCCAATGTATCGTTTTGTTACTTCCTGAGAAGCATGATTAAAGATTGTCATTAAGTATGCTACATCTTTTGTCTTCTTATAATAATGGTACCCAAATGTTTTCCTCATCGAATGAGTACCTATATTCTCTAGACCAACCATATCAGCACAATTATTAAGTATACGATACGCTTGAACCTTTGTAATAGGCTTATCACCTTTACGAGAAGGGAATAACCATTCTTCTTCATTCTTGTTTACTACATAACGATCAATCTCTTCTTTAATATGTGTAATCGGAAACTGTTTGTTCTTCTTTGTCTTTTGCTCTCGGATTCGAATGTGAGTTTTATCTTTCACATCTCCCACTTTAAGCTTCAACAAATCTCCTATTCTCAAACCAGTATTAATTCCCATCACAAATAAAAGAAAATCACGATACGACTTCATAAGTAGACATTCTTTCATATCTTCAAGATCTTTTAGACTACGAATTGGATTCACGACTTCCACTCCAATAATCCCCCTTTTCCCCTGTTAAACTCACATTGTAATACATTCAATGTATCATATCGTGAGTAACGAAGTCAAAGGTTGATTTAATCATGTTTTACATGTTATACAATCACCATTGAATTACATTCGGAATATTATTTATTTTCGTTCGTTGTGTTCGTTTGTTTTGTTAAACTCAGCAAGTAGTCCTAGCTCTAATAAGCATTGGTTTACGATTCAATACCTGCGATTTCATTTCTTTATATTTAAAGATAAGTTTATATGAGAGTTTAAAGCACTCTTCGTATTTAGGATTATATTCTATATACATCGGCATTTCTTCGTATAAGTTTACTGATTCATTTGTTTTGCAATCTTCAACAAACCAACACGAAGCTAATATGTGTCCACATACAACAATAATCCCAACACTCATACCCTCACTCCTTCTCCCTAAATGCAACACGTTTGCGCTTATCTTTCCTTAACAACAAACAAGACGCCACCCAGATCACGGCAGCGCCTACGATAATTGCTATTGGTTTAATCATTTCGATATGCTCTAACTCTTTCTAATTGAGCCATTTCCTTTTCTACCATCTTAGTAATTACTTCTGCTGGTTCGTATGTCTTTACAAATATATCTGCTTTACATGGATATATCTCGTCATTAACACCTCTAATGATGTAATCTCCACCTTTTCCAATCATTACACCTTCCAGCGTTTTAATTTCACAATAAGCTTCATCAATTCCGTATCTTTTGTAATTACAATTATGAAGAATAATATCATTAGAAGATACTTTATCCATAAACCAATCTGGTATAGGGTCTACATAAAATTTAAATGCTTCTATTACAACTGGTTTCTTCCTATACTCCATCATTCATCCTCCTATCCAAATATCCATTTCATTCAGATTCATGTTTAATGTGTAATTTCTATATAACAAAGAAAAAAAGCACCCGTTATGGATGCTTAATTACTAAATCTCTTATTACTATCTATAGGTTTTATTTCTGAATACCCATTTCCTAAATCAACAATAATTTTATTGTCTCTGAGGTCAATTGAATTATTCATTTTAAGTCGTTCTAAAAACGATTGATTTTTATGTGGATTTGCTAAGTATCTTCTTGATAGCCTTTTATCCTTTTTATGCATATTATCTCCTCCTTCGTTAACCAAAACAAAAAGCCATCACCGAAGTGACAGCTCTCAAGGGGATGGGAGAAACATTCACGAAAGAGGAATTTCGCAATCATTTCAAGGTTGATCACTCTCAACCTTCTCCAAGCCACCGCATCAACTAGTATGGCTACACGCCCTGTGTTCAGTGACTGGGAGAAGACTAAGAATCTTCTCGTTTATACTCCGTAGAGCTGGCTCAATACTTTAGCTACTTAATGTCATTTTCACCTTTGCTGGCCATTTCTGCTTGATAATGTGATTATATCCAGAGGGAATATGTTTATTCCGTCCCCCTGTTTGAACCAACACATAGAACTTAGGGGGAAGTTCAGTTGTATTAGCTCAAACAAAGAGCGGAAGCTCTCTGCTCGTTTTGTTGTTTAAAAGAAGAACCTTGACTTACATTAGTAATTGTCGTGAGCAACTCCTTATAAATCAATTGAAACTTCTTTTATAACTCACAGTTCATTTAATCTAACAGCCAATATCCCAATTTGTAAAAAGATCCAGTTTTAACATTGAAATCAAGAAATCACATGACAGATGTGTTTTTACTACCTATGAGCCTACAAACGAAAGGCGGTACGCTTATACACTCAATGAGAAGTAGAAACAGCGTGACGAATGCGAGTTATCTCACACCCGCCACACTGGAATATGTCATTGTTAGTTTTAAACCTATTAGCAATCCTTTTCTTCTTTAAAGGGAATCTTCTCACCCTTCACCACGGGTTTTTACCGCCGATATCCTGCACCTATACATTTTGTTGCAGTAACGTTTTGTTAATGGGGTTATTCCGTAACGGATTGTGATTATGGAATAAGTACGCTATCCCCTAAGTTATGCTGTTTTCAAGGAGCAATTAACTGTAGGTATAGCGTACCGTTTATTCAATTGTGCAAAGGTACCCAAAAAGGTAGCCCAAATAGTAGCCCAAAAGTCTCAATTTATATAATATTTATGGCATCAGCGAAACTATTTATAGCTGATTTCTTTTTTCTATAGAATGTAGCTCTTTTGATTCCGATAACTGTGTAGATATAATCATCATTTAAAATTCTAGTGTTCATATATTTCATTTCAAGTATTTTTCTCTCATCCTCATCTAAGGCTTCTTCTAGCGCTCTTTTTATTTGAATATATCGTAAATATTTCTCATCATTTTTACGATCTCTTAATTCAGGAAACAAAAATTCTGCACCAAATGCTGCTCTTTCTTGTAGATTATAAAATTTAACTTTGAGTACACGATAGTCTTGTAATGCCTTAATCACTTCATCTAAAACTCCATCTTCAGTTACTAATTGTTTTTGTCCCAAACTAGAATCCCCCTATTTCGAATTTGTCTTTTTAACATCACGTAAGGTACGTGAAATTTTACTCTCTCTTTGTTGGATAAGGGAACGATGACTACAATACAGCCCCCACCACACTGTTAGTCATGGTTCCACTATCCATTAAATCCAATCGATATAGCTAAACTTAGCTGGTCTAGAAAAATACACATCTATAACTCTGTCATTGCCCTCAATACGGTCCCATACATATATTTTTGTCTTTGTCATTCGTTCAGCTCCTTTATGATCTTGTCCATTCACCTAACTTCTTGTCCCATATCACAACAATTAACTCCTGTTTGTTTAGGTACTCCCATAACTTCTTACGTATCGGAAACCCTTCATTAATTGCTCTCTTACTCCCTTTTACATCCACAACCTCTACACGCCCATCTGAGTACGTTACTTTAAAGTCTGGTGTAAACTTCATAGCTGTCTTTTTCGACTTCCCCGACTTCGTTATGCTGCTCTTAATCTCAAAAGATGGCACTAAGGTGTAGGCTGGATGGCACTCAATATGAGTAACATCCTCCCGTCCCTTTAAGTACTTGTAATAGTTCATCTCTGATTGCGAATCAAAATCTATTCCGTCATAAGTTACTTTCTTTTGTTTAATCCTTGGTGCGTTCTTTTTCCTAATTGCTGTTTTCTTCTTTTTAATCAATTAGTAACACCATCTTTTATATTTAATATGTTGTCTTTTAAATGAAGCAGTACGCTTATACTTCCTAATTGTTCTCTCACATTTAATAACGAACTCCTTAATCTGATTCCATATTCTTAGGAACAATTCCTTAAATTGATTCATTTCTGGACTATCCATTATTTCTTGTACCATCTCCCTTTGCTTGTCCTTGTCAGGTTCATTTATCGCTGCTTCCATTCTCATTTTTAACTCTTGCATTCTCCCAACCTCACTTTCTATTCCATCTGTTCTTTACACTCTTCAAGAAAATCAATAACTTCCTGAACATGTTCCTTTGTTGTCATACTCTCCATCACGTATCCTGCATCGTTATAAACATTAACCTCGCTTCCTGTGAACTCCATTCCACACATTCCATCTGTGCCTAATAGCTTTACGTTGTCTTCCATTCTTTTAACCTCACTTTCTATTCAAAGGATTATTTTGTTCAATTCCTCTATTTCTCGACTTCTATAAATATGATTTGAAATTTCTACAGCTTGATTATATAAATGAATAAATTCTTGTCTGGTTAACTTTTTATCAGTCATAATAATCGTATAGTGATAATCTGAAAACTCACCACTTGATAAGTTATAAAAGTACATTTCCCTATTCCCCTTTTCTACAAAATGAAATTTTTATTTTGTTTTACGCTTCACTTCTTCAATCAGCCAAGATACGATATTAAAATCATTAGCTTCAACCTTTAAAGATGTTCCGTTCAAAAAGCACTCCTTCATCTCTTCAAGTAATTCTTCAGCGGCTTCAATTCGTTCCATATCCATTCTCCTTTCGGTAAACAGTTTCGCTTTAATTTATGGCATATTTCTGTAAATCCATTCGATAACCCAAAGTAAAGATCCGCCTATCAAGATCACTGCACCAACAATAATTACTACACCTGAAACACCAATGGGTATCGCTAAAAATCCCCATATAAACGCTTCTTTCTTTTGCATTCCTTTTGTCTCTATTCCCCAACTAAATCTATCCATCATATTATCTATAGAAAAGCCTAAGGAAATAATTATATAAGCTATTACAATTAGAGTTATCAATTGATCACCTCTCTTTACCAAATAACGCTTTTGTTAAGTTTTTTATTCTTTATACTCTGTTTCAACAACCTCAGCGACATCTATATCCTTTTTCACTAAACCCTCTAAGAACTCAAACGCTTCAAATTCTCCTTCGTCCGATCTTATATCTTCAAATTTCTCTTTTTGTTTTTCATCTAGTTCGTATTCAAATGTTACTGTTACTTTCATTTCTCTCTCCTCATTTCTTATAAAATTCAAATTTGGTCTTAATATCCGCTCGCTAGTCGATCATAGTTAACTTGGTTCTTTTCGAAATATGCCTTTTCCATGTCTTCATGCGTCATACCAAGTTTTAAGCCAATAGATACTAGCGCGGATAATGCTCTTACGTATTCGTTATAAATTGATAAATCATTATGGTATAGTTGTTCGAATGAATAATGATACGTTTTTTCTGCTGTTTTCTTAGTTAACAATCTTGGTAAGAAAGATAATTCATTGCTATGCCCGTACTTATTACCCAAACTAGCTACAAAGTGCATGCAATCCGCCCATTCATCGTATTGACGCGCCTTGTCATCCTTCTTGTTCTTTTTCCAATACTTAAAGAATCCAATCTCATTACTTAGCTCGCCTAACTCCGTATATAATGCTTGTGTCACGTCTCCGGTTAGGTTTTGTCCTTCTAACCCGTGAACCTCAACAACCTTACAATCTAGCTTGTCCTGTGCTTCAAAAATCTTTTGTATGTTTAACATTCCATTACGCTCCTTTTAATGAACCTTCAATTTGTTTCTTACGTGTAAGTAGATCCTCTAAATTACCTTCTGTTTTCTTCTTCTCAAGACCCAACATATTTAAATGTAGTTTCATGTTGCTTATATCTGAATTAACACTTTCTAGTTCTGATTCGAGTTGAATTCTGGTTTCTTTCTTCATGCAATTCCTCCTATAGTCCTAATTCTTTTGCAAATTCACCAAACTCAAATCCTACCAATTCCTTCCCACTTGGAAACACTGTAACTGGTACACTCATGTAGTTCTTATCTGCTAACCACTCTACATATTCTTTGTTTTCTTCAATATTACGAGTTTCATATTCTACTTTTGCAGCATTTAACGCCCATAAAACTTGTTTGCATGACTGGCACGTGTTCTTTGTATATACAATTACTTTTCTCATTACTGTTCCTCTTTTCTATTTCTCATTGGTTTTTCAAGTGCTTCTATTGGTGAATAGTTACCTCGTTTTATTCTTGTGTATATTGCGGAATAATTCAGATTTAACTCTTGGCACCATTGTTTTAAGCTTTGTTCTTTACCTTTGTAACTGATTAAAATGTTATTTCTCTTGTTGTTATTTTGCACATCACGAGTGACCCACCGGCAATTATCTGGAGAATAATCCTTCTCGACATCGATTCTATCTATAGATAATCCCTCCTTATAACCGTTCTGTAACGCCCACTCCCTAAAAGCCATGAAATCATTTAGCCATTCTTTTGTAACTTGTATACCTCTCCCACCATAATTTTTAAAAGATTTATCTTTATGATTATTGCACCGACCAACCATAGCACTATAAACGCTATATAATTTCGTTTTTCCAAACCCGTGTGTGTAATTTAACTTCTTTGCACGTTCTGTAACTAAGCATCCGCAAGATTTGACTCCTCCACTTCTTACTAAACGTCCTTCTTTGACACATCGATTACCACAAGCGCACTGAAATTCCCAAAGTACTGCACCTCTAGAAGATATCCCCTGTCGTTGAATAGCTGTAAGTCTATTTATCGTTTCACCAACAACAATCTTAGTTGCCATTCTCTTCATTCTCCTTTGCTTCTGCTAATAGTTGAGTTACCTCGTAAGTTCCATGCTCTGTATATTTCATTGTTCTTCCTCCTTGTATTTAGATAAGATAGTTGTTAATGCAATTGCCGTTCCTTCATTCGCAATCCATTGCCCTTTGTAATACCCAGCAAGTCCTAAATCTTTATCATCGTAAGCCTTATCAGCTTCTTTTCTGTTTTCCACTGCTGATTGCTGTAATTGTTCGATATACTCTTCAATCGCTTCCCTCATTCTCTCCATCTCCTTTTAGTAGCCCCGCCAGTTCTTCGCAACTCCCTTCAAAGAGATCGCGCCCGTCGGCTAGTTTGAATATATTCATCTGAATCAATCTTTCTATTAATCTGTCTTGCTTGTCCATGTTGCCTCCTAGCTGATTTGCTGTACTTCTCTACGATTCGTTACTGGCTTTGTAGCTGCTTCGTAAGGATTCATTCCTCTTTTAACCCTTTGGTAAAAAGTAACGTCCTTAATCCCGTTCTTTCTCGCTAATTCCAGGTGTGTTGCATACCCTTTCGGTTTCGTTGCCGCTTCATATGGATCCATCCCATTTTTAATTCTTTTGAATAGTGTTGGCTTGCTAATCCCGTTCCGTTCAGCGAGAGTTATCATCCCGGCGTTAATTCCACCCTTACGCTTTCTGATTGGTACCGTTATAGCGCGTTCTAACTCCCATCCGTACTCATTCACTCGTTGATATACATTTGACTTGCTAATGCCGTTCTTAGCTGCCTTCTCATAATCTTCATCGGTGATAACAGGGCCGTAATACCTCACGATGCTCCCTCCTTATATTTCATTGAGCAACGTCTTCCTGTATTAATTACTGGTGTTGTCGCCGCTCTTTCCATATCCCATTTCTGAGTGCGAATCCGCGATATGAAAGTTTGGTAGCCAATGCCGTTTTCTTTTGCGATATTCAGCCATGTTTTTTCTGTTTTATCTTTTTGTCTTGTCGGTTTCGTCGCTGCATCTTTATAACTCCATCCGAGTGCGTTTATCCTGTTGTAAAATGTGCTGCTATTTATTCCATTTTCTAACGCTACTTTGAACCAATCGCCATGTTTTCTTTCATATTCGTGTCTTACTGTCCCGATTGGCGCTGTTATCGCTTCCTCCACATCCCAATTAAAGTCATATACTCGACTTTGTAGCCTTTTCCTATTTATCCCGTTAGCTGCTGCCCTTGCATATTCCTCATCAGTTAACCAACGATTTAAAGCCATTTCCTCCCTCCTAAACTACTTCTAATTTTTTAAACGCTTCTTCTATAGCAGTTAATTCACGAGGTGTGTATACTCTTTTTTTATGAAATTCTTCGATCTCTCTCGCACTTTTTAAACATTGGTTTAAATCTTTACCAATATTAGGGTACTTATTTACTAGCTTTTTGAGCGGAGTTGCGATTTCTAAGTAATCTTTTGCAGCCCTACGTTGTTTTCTTACATTAATTAAGTCCTTCGTGTATTTCATCAACTGATTTTCATCTTCATCTAGTAATTCCAAAGCATGTAATATGTCTTCTTGCATTGCTTGTAACTTCTTCAAATCATCTGTAGCAATGTCGTACTGAGCTGGATGTGTTTGTAATACTCTCACGGCTCTCTGTATATCCCTTGAAATAGAAGGATTATTATAACAAGTTTGTAATCCCAATTCTTTTGCGTTATCTCTTGTTTCATAACGTCTTAAATTTTCTGTTAGCATATCTACCACTGCTTTAATATCTTCTTTGGCTTTTGTAGTCATCCGCCCGCTATTTAAAACGTCTTCCAACTTATCCTTTGCAGTTTGAAAATTCATTACATCCATTCCTCATTCCCCTTTCTTAATCTAGCTACATAACTTCTTTCAATTCGCCGTTTTCATCGTAGCGATTCCCTTGCTTCCCTGGTGGCTTCGTAGCTGCTAAATGATATGACCAACCTCTTTTTAATCGGCTATAGAATGTAAAACGTGAGATTCCGTTCTGCTCCGCTACACGCATCCAGTCTCCGTGTTTTCTATCAAAGTCCATTTTCTTTGTGCCAACTGGTTGAGTTGTCGCTCTCTCGATATCCCAGTCATAACGGTATATCCGTTCTTGCAACCTTCTTCTGTTAATCCCATTTAATTCAGCTTTTTTATAATGCTCGTCCAAGATAAAGAAGTTCATCACTATTCCCCTTTCTTAATCCAATGCCATTATTTCTGCTAACGATCTGTCCGATATATAAGTATCAATAACTTGAATACGTCCGTATTTATCTTTAGCCATTCCCACGGCTTCGCTCTCTGACTTCGCTTCAAACCATCTAAGCTTCCATTTGTCGTCCTTATCGTAAAACTCAACTGAGTACGTTATGACGCTAGGTTTTGCTAGGAATCTCTCTGCCGTGCTCTTTGCTGCGTAATCAAAACTCCCGACAACGTCCTCTAATGTTAGTTGCTTCATGCCACTTCCCCGGCTTTCTCTAACTGTTGTAGACGATACGTTTCCTTTAACCTTTCAATTACTTCTTGGCGTCTTCTATCCACCTCTTCAGGTGTAATGTTTGCTGATTCGCAAACGCATGGCCCAAACTGATACATACCCGTTCCAATGTCGTTCTGAATTACTCCCGTTCCGTTACATGCACACATTTCAATTTCCCCCTTTTAAAATGGCAATGCCTTTCTTCTGTAATCCTTTGTATCTTTGAAAGTAATCGTTCTAAAGTTATTGAGAATACGTGATACAATCCGCTCATCGTATGCGTCGTCTAAACGCTTTCCTGTGAGGTTTGTTGTGAAGATAGTAGATTTACCTTGCCTGCCATCGAAAACATCGAATAGCACCCTATTAATGAAGTTTGTCGCTTTTGTATTGGCATCTAATGCACCTAACTCCGCGCCTAAATCATCAACTATTAATACTTCTGCTCTTACTAAACTTCTTATAATTGCATCTTCGGTTAATGTAGAATCTTTACTGAATGTACTTTTTATCTTCCGTAGCAATTCGCCGACTGTAACGAAGACAACTGACTTCCCTGCTCCTGCAAGCTGATCTGCGATAGCATAAGCAAGGTGTGTTTTCCCTGCTCCGCAATTCCCGGCCATAATCGTGTTAAACACCTTCTCATCGAGATAATCCGTAGCGATGACCTTTGCGAGTTCTAGGTTCTTCGCTCCTTCTTCGCTAGTAGGTTTGTAGTTATCGAAATTAGCTTTCTTAATGTTGCTATCGGCAATCATGCTTTGTTGATGGAACATGAACTTCTTCTCATTCGCTTTATCTGCATCGTATTTCGCTTGCTCTTGTTGCTGAAGCTTATTACTTTCGTTTTCAAGGAAGCATCGAGGGCAAACAACTTGTCCACCGAACTTCATCTTATTCATTCCATGTGTATCGCACACATCAAAATCCATAGTCATATTCACCTTTTTGGCTATATCTGTTGGTATTGCTGCCGCCGCTCTCTGCATTGTTCTTCGCCCCTTTATTTCGTTGGTATTCAGCTTCTAAAGCTTCCACATCATCCAAAGTTTTAATGTTTTTGTTAACCCACTGTTTTAAGATGCCTTCAGCGTAATTCCATTTTTTCTGTTGCTTTAATGCACGTTCCATTGCCGCTATAACAAGTTCTTCGCTTGTATCTTTAATCCACTGATCTATGCCATCAGCCATGAATGGATTTAAAACTCCAATGTTACTTTCATAAAATGAGAAGGGGTTCTTACTACTACTACTTATTGTTAAATTAGTATTGTTAAGATTAGTATTGTTAGGGTTCACCTGGTGAACAAGGGCTTGTTCATCTCCTGAACCACCCTTGTTCATCTCCTGAACTACCTTGTTCACTGGTTGAACAAGGGTACTAATATCATTGATGTAATATACGTTTGAAGCATGCCCTCCATCTTCACCATTTCTCTTTTCTTTAAAGACATATCCGCATTCGATAAGTAAATTTAGAGATTTAATGATTGTATTTTTGGACATCCCTACTTTCTTCCCGATTGTCGATAAAGAAGGGAAGCAGCTTCCTGTCTCCTGATTTAAATGTCTGCAAAGTACCATGTATATTGCCATTTCCTTATGAGTTAGTCTTGCATCGTCTACAATCTCGTTATCTATCATGAAAAATCCACGTCTTCTTCTATCTACTAATGTCATTAATTCACTTCCCTCTCGCACAATGCGATACCATCTTTAATATTCAATATTTTGTATCCTGGATAGCGATCGGGAGTAATGTACTCAATCGCTTTTGCCTTCGCTTCTTTTTCGTTTCTCGCGCCCTTCCACACCCACGCCGGAAGGACGACTTTTGATTGATTTTTACCTAACATAGGTTTTCACTCCTTAAGCTGATTGTTGAGCAGCTTGTAACATCATATTGATAGCTGTTTTTATCCGGTTATCGGTTTTATCATTCTTAACTAACCATTCAAGATAGCCTTTGTTTTCTTTGAAAATTTCTCGTAATGTCTTACCTTCGTACTTACCGAATGAAAGGACGATTTCTGAACCTTCAGTGGCATTCGCTGGTAATGGTAATTCTTCTTTACGTTGATTATTTGTTCTATTCTGAGTGCTATTATTGTTATTTGGTTGCTTTGATATAGGATCTTTAGCATCTGCATCATCTTCGTCAGTTGGAACACCGAAGAATTTAAGTAAAAAGTATCTTTCCGAATATGTCAGCGCTGAACCGTACGCTTTTGAAATATCATCCTGTTGTCCAAAAAACTTCCAAGGAATCGTTTCTCTTTCATCCGGTTTCTCTGCATTGATCCACTCGTAAAACCCATCACCTTCAATTACAAAATCTGTTGTATCTTTGCCTTTTTTACTTTTATAGCTGTATTGCCATGTTTTGTGTTCGCCCATTTTCGGCGTGAGGATAACTTGTAATTCATCCATGTTATTTTTGATTTTATGGAGTATTTGAGAACCTGTTACGTAGTCATATCCGTAACTTTTTCCGTTTTTCACGAATACATCTATGTCTTTACGAATTGCAACTAACTTTTGCCAGAGATTCATTGTTCGTCATCTCCTCTATTGAACTTTTTCAAGACTGCAATCGCATCTTCTATTTCAAACACTTTGCTTTCTGTTTCTTGGATATTCTCGATTACGATCGGTTTCTTTTCTTCTAATCTTTCTAACTCTCGCTTATATTCACTTAATCTCCTTTGTTCTACAGATAATGACTTTTCTAATTCCTCAATCCCTGCGTTCAAAACGGAATCACCTCTTCTTGTTGACTAACCTCATAAACTTCCATAAGCGCTTGTAATCCATATTCATAAGCTACAACCATCGATGCAGCATCAGGTGCTTTACTCTTTTTGTATCTTTCAACTAAAGTCATAAGAATTTGAATTTCAGTTTCGATTTTGTTTTGTAGGCCCATTTCATTCACCTGCGACTTTCTCTGTAGAATGAGACTTTACATATTTCCAAACATAACCACCACTTTGTTTTAATTCCCCAAGACACACCCTACGAATATGAGATCCCCAGATTCCGGTTTCACGTTCAGCTTCCCCAGCAGATTCAAACTTCGCTAATACATCTCCTGTTTCTTTATCTATTTGTAATACCGCTTTTGGATTAGCACTTCTCATCTTCTTTTTGATGCTTATTAAGTTGTTGTCGTAAGCATGTTTTATATTCTCTGCATTTGTATTCCATTCTAAATTTGTATAGATGTTGTTCCCTTTGTTTCCGTCCTTATGATTAACCAAAGGCTTATTTCCCTGATTTTCAACGAATGCTAAAGCTACTAATCTGTGTATTGGAACTGTTTTTTCAACACCTTCCATCACTAACTTAATTTTTTTATATCCCTGCCATTCGAACGGCTTGAGAATTCTATGTTTCTTAAATTTAATTGACTTTACATTTCCTTTATTTGAAATCTCATAATGACCTTCGTAGCCAGCGATTGGCTTCCATTGCTCTTTCATTCTCCAGCCACCATCCTTCTTGCATGTCTTTCTAAAAATCCCGAGGCGCATTCCTCACAGATAAGTGATCCTTCGAATTTGTAATAAGTCATCCCGAAATACAGCTCGCCATCGCAGTCCTCACAGTACTCAATGAAGTCTCTAGCCGATGAATCTTGCTGATTACCAATTAACATAGGATTTTCAATCATTTCCACATTCCTCCTTGTTTACTGTAAGAAACGACCGTGTTATAATAGAGGTACAAATATTGAGTCGTTTCATGAACCAGTCGATTAGGGGTAATCGGCTGGTTTTATTTTGTTTTGATGCTTTCACATGTCGAATATTAGTAGGATTTTCCACCTCCTTTGTCGAATACTTTCGATGAAAGGAGGTGTTTTTATGACTATGATTCCTGTAAATTCTTCTAACCTATCAGCAGTAGGCTATGATGAAAGAACTCAAACACTAAGAGTCTCTTTTCGAAACAGAACTGTATATGATTATTACAATGTTCCCGAAAATCTTTACCAAGGATTAATGGCTGCATCTTCTCACGGTGGATACCTTGATAGATATATCAAGAAAGCTAGCTATCGATACGCAAAAGTCAGTTAGTCTTGATTAATGATGATTACAGCTGGGCCAATAATTTTCTTTTGTTGTGTGCCAGTTGTAATCACACATTCTTCGTGCGGATCAATATTTAACATAGAAACACCCTCTCTTTTCACTAGTTCCTCACTTAATTCTCTTGTAGATACATTCACCTGTATCACCCCTTTCTGATGCTTTCACGCATCGGAATACCCAGGAACCCATTTACTAGGTGGGGGATACCGTTAGATTCCTGAATATTCCGACAAGCGAAGGCTTGTCTTATTTTAATTAACTTTAAGTTTGATTACCTATTTAGCTAGAGTGTTGAACTACCCGTCACTTAACATCCTTACAGGTTGCTTGAAGTGAGGGATTCCTACGAACACCAAAGTATCCTTCGGTTATCTTAGTAGGCTAGCCCCGTAGTCCCTACGGTTAGAAGTCTTATCGCTTCATTTTTTAGATTGATACTTGCGTTAATGTCTCTGTCATGATGTGCGCTACACTCTGGACAATCCCATTTACGGAGATTTAGATTCTTAACGTCTTTGTTTTTATATCCGCAACATGAACACAGTTGAGAACTAGCAAATGTTTTAGAAACAGCAACAACTTGTTTTCTGTACCATTTTGCTTTATATTCAAGCATCGTTCTAAATTGTGACCATGATACTTCACTAATTGCTTTCGCTAACTTGTGGTTCTTTAACATATTGGTTACTTGTAAATCTTCAATACCTATAACATCGTGATTTTTGATGATATGAGTAGAGATTTTTTGCAAGTAATCCGTTCTTGCATTCGCAATTCGCTCGTGAATTCGTGCCACTTTACGTTTTTGTTTTTGATAGTTTTTTGCTTCATCTAGCTTGCATTTTCGTTTCAAAGCCAATTCCTGACGTCTAGAAAGAATGCGTTGTGCATCAATCAACTTATTTTCGATTTTACGGAACCATTTCGGATTAGAAAAAACTTCACCAGTTGACAAAATAGCAAAATCTTTCAGACCTACATCAATGCCAACAGATGAGTTCGTTTTAGGTAATTCTTCTATTTCTGTTTCTACAAGGATAGATACAAAGTATTTTCCGCTGGGATTACGTTTAACAGTAGCTCTCAATATACGACCATCTACTTCTCGACTTTTCGCAAAACGAACAAATCTAAGTTTCGGTAGTTTAATTTTGTTTCCGACGATAGCAATATTTCCCTTCGTGTATTTCGTTGTATATGATTGCCCGCTGTTCTTTTTAGATTTGAATCGTGGTGCTTTATTTTGCTTCTTGAAGAATCTAGCGTACGAATCAGCGAGATTTTTAAGTGATGATTGAACAGCAATACTATCTACTTCCTTTAACCAAACCAATTCTTTCTTGAGTTGCGTTAATTGAGAAGAGCAAGTATTGTATGTTAATCCTTTTCCGGTTTCTTTGTACACATCGTTCCATTTTGAAAGGAAATGATTGAATACGAAGCGTGAACAACCTATTGTTTTAGCAATCAGTATTTCTTGTTCTTGAGTTGGATATATACGAAATTTAAATGATTTATGCATGATACACCTCCTTATCTAGAGTAATAAACTCCTTATGCATTTCCTCAACCTTATCTGCGCTGTTATGTATCCCTCTAGCTCTTAAATCACGTATCATTTTGATGATGTTTACTTTCTCTTCTTTGTCCCGCTGCTGTTTATCCATTGGCTTCAATCCTCTTCTTGTTTTACTTCATGTACAACAACTTCTAATTCAAGATTATTCAACTCCTCTACTAATTCTTTGAGTCTTTCTAACCCTTTTATCTCAATTTTTGTTATTAAATTAGTATTCTTCATAACTACCACCCTTTCAATTTTTAATTTGGTATAATGTTCCTATCAACTAAGATAGGAGGTGACACCATGGATAAGAAAGAGATTGCTAAAGATCTAACGATTGCTTTTCTTGATAAAAAACCATCTAAAATCAATTCAGTTGAAGATCTGGTAACTGTGTACGAGAAGTTTTATGACGCTGTACATAGATCAGATTCACTTGTTGACTACTCAGATATAACGACTGAAGAGTATATTCGTAAGAAAGAATAGTTTTACTAAGAGTCGAGGCTGCCACTTCGGCTCTTAACTATTAATGAGAGTCTGTCTTGCTTCTGACAGGTGCTTAATAATCAACGCCGTTTGCTCATCACTACATGTTTTAGTCAGTTCATTAATTCTTTCTAATAATGTTTGAGCTACTTCACCCTTGTATAATTGTTTTGTCATTTTTGTTCCTCCTTTATATACTTTCTATCTATCCAATCCATCAGATGAATGAATCCCGCGGTTAAAATAACAATTACTAGTATCATTAAGTGTGAGAATGTGCTTTCTTCCATCATTTAAACCGCCTCCTGTTCCTGTTCTTTCTTCAGTCGGTCTATGATGTAGGCTTGTCCTTTTGGTGTTACGTATGTTGTTGTCCATGTGAAAGGTTCCCCGCTTGGTTTCTGTTTAACACCTTGTGCAATTTCGAAGTATCCTTTTTCAACAGCTGATTGCATCGGTTCAGTCGATCGCTTGAATATTAAGTTCCATTCTCTAAGCTTTGCGTATAACTGCCGTTGCCCAATTTTGATATTGTGCTTTGCTGCTAACTTAGCAACCTCACTCACTTTTAGTGATTTGTCTGACTGCATACACGCTTCAGCGAATGTTACTAATGGTTGTTGCTGCACGATTTGTTGTTGTGCTGCTGCCAGTTTTTCTTTCTCTTCTTTTAATTTAGTGAGAAGACCGATTGCGAAGTCTGGATTTGTTACCGCTTGTTCCAGGACTTGATCTGTCATGTACGCTCCGTGTTTTCTAATGGAAGGAAGTACTTCACTTGTTACCCACTTGCGAAATTCTTTTGCTTTCTGAGTTTCTGATTCGAAAATTAACTCATACAATCCATCTTCGGTAATATACGGTTGTCCATCGTGGACAACTACTGATATATCAGCTTTTTGGATGACTTTCTCGATACGATCTTTTCTGAGATACGTTTTGCCTTTAGCTACTTTTGTGTACCCTAGTGACCACGCTGCGTTTTCAAGATTGAACATTTCCTTACCGTTTAATTGAATAACTTCTAACACTCCAAATTCTTGATGGTTGAAAACCTGTAATTGATTCATTTTCTTTCCTCCTAATCGTTTACCTTAGGTAAACATAACTTCAAAAAAATTTGACTACCTCTAGTTAACTTATTTCTAAAAGCTCATCTGTCGATACCTTGTATAACTTTGATAATCTCCCTAGTTTATCAAGGCTAGGCTGTCGATAACCAAGTTCCATTTGGCAGTAAGATCCTTTTGTGCATTCTAGGTGTTTAGCTACTTCTTCTTGACTATAACCTAGCTTCAAACGTATCTGTTTAGCCTTTTTCGTATTTAATTTCGCCATGTTAATCACCTTTATTCGTTTCGTTGATTTGATTATATAACAACGTTTACCTAAAGTAAACATATAATTTTAAAAAAAATCATAAAATAAAAATAAAAGTTGTCTTTGAGTAAACTTTTCTGTTACATTTTATATGAGGGAACTACTTTTAGTAGTCCAATTAAAGGGGAGTTTTTAAATGATGGAAAACATTATTGGTATTCGTGTTAAAGAAATCAGGAATAACTTAGCTATGAGTCAGCAAAGTTTCGCTGATGCTATTGAAGTAAGTAAAGGAATGGTATCCTTAATTGAATCGGGTAAGAAGAAACCTTCTAGAGAAACTGTATCTAAGATTTCAAACTTAGGTAATATATCTGCAGACTATGTAATGGGACTTTCTAATTATAAAAACCTAGATGAAAGTCAGTCGTCAGAAGTTAAAACACAATTACACGACATGATCAGTAAGATAGAAAAACTTGATGAAGATAAACAAAAACTAATATTGAACATGATTAAAGGTGCAGTAAACAGTTTAGACGATTGATGGCGATATTCAGCTAACAATCGTCTATTTTTTATTTAAACATCCTATTGGAATTGATTTATTTGCTCCATAATTGTATTTAAAGCTGCGATTGCTTCTTGATCCCCACTCTTTGCCTTACTGATTAACACTTCTAATTCTGAATACTTTTCCATCCCCAACATCCTCCAGTATCTTCATAGTAGTTTGTGAATATTTCACATTGTTTCGGTTTTTGTCTTTTTCGGGAAAAACCGAACACCCCCTAAAACCACGAAATGCGACCACCCTTTTCAGGACGATCGCATTTTTTACTCTTCTATATTAATCCCAACCTCCACCGCCAGGAACTTCTGCATACATTACTACTTGTTCGGTAGCTGCGGCTTCTTGTTTAGGTTCTTCAACTTTTTTATCAACGCCGAATGTAAATAATCCAGCTAAGGCTAAAATAGGTAAAATCGCTAAAATCTTTTTCAAATATTTCACCTCTTTCCATAAGAACATTATACCATATTTTCAATTATCACCCAAGTACAATCTAGGTAGATTGGCATAAAAAAGGTTATTTTTATCCAAAAACATTCTATACGACTTTTCTATTAAAGAACGGTCATTTCTGACTAATCCTAAATAACAGGTTGTGAAACTATCAAGAATACCGTTTTCCATTAATATTTCACTTAATAATATTTCAGCTGTTATTAAATTACCGTTTTTAAATTCTAAGAAAGCTTGATCATCCTTATTTAAAACTTTAGGTAACGTATCTAAATCTCGATAATGGTATATTTTCAAAAACGTTAAAGTATCTTGGATTTTACGAACTTTTCTTTTTATTTTCTCATTCTGTGAAAATTTTTCATTATCTAATTCAAGAAGAGATCGTTCTAGGAAATGTTTAGATTGAACGTAATTTTCAAAAATATATGACTCCCCTAAGTTAAATAAAGCGTTTGATTTTTGGATAGAAAAGTTTACATGCTTATCGCATACCTCCAATAAACTAATGCAACTTTCACGAGCTTTTTCTACTTTGTTTTGCATCAAATAAGTAACGTTCATTCCCTCTTTTAGCCTTACATAAAAACTACTTTTTATATATTTGTTAGAAATTTTATTGATTTCTTTTTCAATACGCCCAATCCTTTTAAATAGAACTGTATATTCTTCTAATTGGTATAAAGTTTGGCATATCAAAATATCGATTAATACTTTCATTTCTTTCGTTTTAACTTCACTTTTATATTCTTCAAGTTCTTCATGAAATACATACGGGTCGTAGTTCTTTATGTCATTTAAATGTTTATAAATAAGTCCGTATACTCTTGCCCACTCCTGATTTTCTTCTGTTTTTGAACTTGAATCTTTTTCAATTAAAACATTCAAGAAATCAAAATCTCTTTGGAATAACGAATACTCCAGCGCTTCTCTTCTATTCTCAGGTTTAGCGTGAATTAAATAGTTCATTATCATATCATCTTTCAAATCAGGAAACGGATTATCGTATATTTTCATAATCATTTTAATAAGATAAATGAAACTAATTTCTGTATGTTCATTTAAAATATCAGAAAGTGTACTTTTAGCCACTCCTATATAGGAAGCTAGATCACTTCTTGTTACTTTGGATGTAAATAAATCATCCCTTAATCTCGTTAAAATTTTACTCATCACCTGCTGTTTTTCCGTACCTAAAATCATTTCATGCACAATCTTTGTCCTCCTTGTTGGACAAAAAAGACACGTTACCCTAGATTCTTACATTTACAGGAAAACGTGTCATTATATCTAGGTTGTGTGTTATAATTATGTATGAGACTTATGACAAGTGTTTTCCCTACCTGGTTTAGGGAGGACGGTGTAAGAGTGTTACCAGCACTACTTGCACAGTCATGGGTCTTTTTTACGTCCGTTTATTTTGTTATTTTCATAATATCACATTTTTTCCAAAATTCAGTCGTGTAGTTATCAGACAATTATTGAGAAAGTTGAGAAACCGCTGTATACCAACGGTTTTAAGCGGTGTAAAAATAAAATATGCAAATATGCATTAAGACCTCACATGCATATTTTACCACCAATCGCTCAAAATGAGAACACTAGTTCTCGTTTTTATTTTCTTGAAGAGAAACTTTAACTACCATTTTATCATTAAAGGTAGTTAAACGCCCATAAATAGTAGTATAGTTGTTTAGTATTTATACTTTAAACTATGAGACACTTTGGACAAATTCTAAAAAAACTAAGGAAGTCACGCGGCTTAACTCAAGAGCAACTTTCCCACAAGTTAAACTTGAGCAGGAGCCAAATCAAGAACTGGGAAACTGATCGATATCAACCAGATATAGATACTTTGGTTATTATCGCCTCCTTCTTCAATGTCTCGGTAGACGCGCTTATTGGCTTCAAGAGCGATTTTGAAGATGAACCGCTGCAAGAACTATTATCCAATGTTCAAACAACGTATACGGCGTTAAATGAACATCAAAGAGAACGTTTTTGTAAGCAAGTCTCCGTATTAATCGATATGCTTGAGGATAATCAAGATATATTCTGATTTAAGTACATTGTAGAAGAAATGTTTTCCAATGAAAAGAGGTAAAATTTTACATAATTTTACCAATCCTACCAAGAGAGCCATTCGGTTCTCTTTTTTATTTTCATTCGACAAAATGTGACAATATTATGATGGATTGTTTGCTATGATAAGCTCGGAAATCTTACATTTTACATAATTGGAGGAAACAATAATGAAAAAACCGTTCTACAAAAAATGGTGGTTCTGGGTTATCGTTGTTATCGTAGTACTTGGAGCTTACGGTAATAGTACTAAGGATAAAGAAGAAACTAAAACAGCTTCTACCGAACCAAAACAAGAGGCTAAACAGGAAACGAAGAAAGATGAACCTAAGAAGGAAGAAGCTAAATCTGAGCCTAAAAAAGAAGAACCTAAAAAGGAACTTTCTAAAGAGGGCGAATCTTCTAAAGTTAAAATCGCTGTAGGTTCTGTTGAATCAACAGATTCAGTAGGTGGTCAATATTTAAGCGAAAAAGCGCAAGGTGTGTTTAAAGTAGTTGAAATATCTATCACTAACAATCAAAAAGACGCTATCACTGTCGATGCTAACAGCTTCAAGTTAGTTGATAATCAAGATCGTGAGTTCAAATATTCTACACAAGCTCAAACAGCTTTCGATGTAGGTAATGGTGGTAAATCTGATTTCTTCTTAAAACAACTTAACCCTGGTTTAACTCAAACAGGTAAAATCATTTTTGATGTTCCTGCTGACGCACAAGGCTTAGTATTAAAAGCTCGTGGCGGTATGATGGGTAAAGAAATTAAGTTGAAAGTAGAATAGTTGAAGGCACTCGAAAGAGTGCTTTTATTTTTTCTCAATGAACAAAACAACTTAACGTGGTAAAATTATATTTGCGAGATACATATTATTAAAATTAAAGTGGTTCAAGTCGGAGAAAGGCACCTTAGGGTGGCTTTTTAATGCATAAAAAAGCCCCATCTATTTTCGTAGGTGGGGCTTTTTCTTTATTACACATAAAATATACTTTAAAAACATTAAAAATAAGTAAATCTCCATTCTACTGAGGGATTCATTTATTTCTTGAAGAATAGATTAGTTAATACTTTTGGTACCTTAGCTTTGTTTAAAGTAGCAATATATTTAACAACCCTATAAAAATATATTGAACATACAAATGTGAAAATATAGTAATGACAATTAAGTGCTATACCTTGAACAAGATTGGGATCTTTAATAACTGTTTCTAAAAACAAATGAATTCCTATCCCTACTGTCATTCCTAGTAAATTGCCAATAAATGACCACAATTTGGCTTGTAGGGTATGATCCTTTTTCTTACTTTGAACTCTAACTGCATTAGGCAATATACCTAGAAAAGCATCACATAATGCAATAATAACAAATATACCTAAACCAGTTAATAAAGTATCTACTGGTACTTCAGCAAAAGAGAATACTGTACTTAAAATCGCTGTCATCCCCAACTTAATCCAAATCCCATCTGTAAACATATCGCGCAACTCTTCTTTAAAAAGTAAAAAGGCTGTAGGGAATTGAAAAGACATAGCAACAACTCCTGTCTTTTTATTAAAAATACCTACGCTTTCTCTTAAAGGTGCATATGCTGTTCTAGGTAAAGTCTTAGTAACCAACTGTTCCACTGAAATTTCTTTATTAACTATAGCTGGTTTAACAGAATTTATGGTAACAGTTACACTTTTATTCATTACTCCAGTAGAATATTCAGAGGGAATAGATTTTTTATGAGTGTTCTTAAATGGCTTTGTCATTTCAAAAGTTTCACTACTTACACATATAACACTCATGAATCTTCCCTCCCTTTCGAAATTAAAATATCCTGTTTACATATAACTCTACCTTGATGTTTTATGTATATTGTATATAAACCTCTTTTTTTCACTGGAACATTCTTTAAGTTTGTAATATTAGCTACAAAAGCAGAATTCTCAAATTCTACTGGTTCCAAATCTAATAACACCCCTTCCGCTAAAAGGTCATCATTAGGATCTGTAATTTCAAATGAAATAGATAAATCATCATCACTACCTAATGAATAATCCAATCCTACTACCAAATAAAAATCAATTTTAGTTGGTAAACGTTTCAAAGATAGATGTTCAAACGCTCTTTCAAACGTTAAAGTACCATCAGAATGAGACATTGCATTTTTACAAGTAATTATGTACTTAGAATATAAAAAACCCATAACCATACACACTTTCTACATTTGAATTTTTCAATATACACTCAATATACATTAAATATATAATAGATTAGTATATAATACCATAATTTAGTTATAATTCCCTCTAATCACAAATTGATATATTCTAATAAAAATTTCACGTACTATATCAAATTTATAAAACCAAATTCTGCAATGAAGTATATTCTAACCATCTGTCCCATTATCCTCTAACCAAGTAAGTAGTAAATCTTTTATTTATTCCTCTATCTTAGCAAGTAGTTCCCCTAGGACTTAAACAATTCCGTATTTTTCATCATTTCTTCGAATTTAATCTTGACTAAAGCTCTTGAGGGTTTTTATCATGTGGGAACGATTATGGAACACGGCTGGAAGGCAGATTTATCCCCTACTTTGAATGATCACAAAAAAGTAATCATTCAAAATAGATGGATAAGCGTCTTGTTTTCGCCATGCGGTCACTTATAAGGTATCCGTATGTATAGACCCTGTTCACTCAGCGATTTTCACCGCATACATCCTTTTTCTATGGCTTGTCCTTGTAATATCGTCCCTACACGACAAACTGAATGTACTCCCTAGCACCGTAATGCTAACGATAACCACCCGAACCTTTTAGGGATTCGTCCCTGGGCACGTTCTCGCCCTCCCTCATCAGAAGAACAGGATTCCAATGAGGAGTGCTGTTTTTGTAGGCGTATACTTTGTACCCCCTGCACGACCAACAGCTAGCCACGCACGTAACACGTTCCCTCTATATAGAAGCACGGAATTACGGCTTATCAGTTTTTATTTACGTGGTATCAGGCAATTCCACGCGAACAAAAAACAAAAAGGCATCTCCAATTCCTAAATGGCCTGTACATTCACAAAACTTCTAGGTTTAGAGATGCCCGGTATATATCTTTTGGACTACAAAATAATCAAAACTAGTATTTACTAGTTGATATTTATCCAAACAATAGATAAAATGGGTATATCAAAGAAGCCTCGTGAAAAGGCATAGTTGTTTAAGAAAGTGATGGTACACTACTTAAACGTAAACACTGTGGTTGAATACAGTTTATTCTAGTAAGTGTTGGTTGCAATTACTAGAACTGAGTCATTCCCGCTAATGGTTGGCGCCAATAGCATATGGGAGTGGCTTTTTGTTTTGTGTTCATATTCAATTGTCTTATCGATCTTCGTTTATGTAAAATATCAAATTGTGTTTTGTTTTGTAGAATGTTGCTTGTTGTGTACTACGTTACAACAAGCTTTTTTGTTTGTAAACAGCGAATTTACGCGCTTTTTTAATAATATCCCTATATCCCTATTTCCCTTTTTCCACTTATAGATATAGGGATATTTCCCTTTTTCCCTATATCTATATTTCCCTATTTTAGTTATTTTTGCTCCTTCTATCTTCATTATTAAATGATATGTTTTTCCCTTATATTTCTCCGATTTGATTACAAATAAAACCTTTTAATATCAACGTTTATGTTATTAATTTATAACTCTATGATTCTATTGCATAACCTCAATATCATTGTTATAATTTCTATAAAGATATAGAAATATCCCTATTTCTATAGTTAGAAATATCCCTAATTCCCTATTTCTATTTTTCCCTATTTCTATAAAGGGATATAGGGAAATTTCAAATAATATAACTGGAGTGTTAAAAATGGCTATTACAATTACGGTAGGTAATTACAAAGGTGGAGTCGGTAAAACCACTAATGCTGTATTGAACTCTTATGAATTTGCTAAAAAAGGCAAGCGTACATTACTTGTTGACCTTGATCCGCAAAGTAACGCAACAAAGTCTTTAATGTTAACAAAATCAATCCTTAATCCTGATGAAATCGTTACTGTTGAAAAAACATTAATGAAAGGAATACAAGAGGGGAACCTTGACGGCTTAGAAGTGGAAATTATGGAGAATTTACATTTACTTCCTTCTTATGTTGATTTTCAAGACTTCGCGAAATTCCTTTATAAAAATTGCTCTTCGGAATTTGAAGAAGATCATTACTTTAAAGGTTTGCTAGAAAAAATAAAACATAAATATGACTACATATTTATTGATGTTCCTCCAATGTCCTTAGAGGTTACAAAGAACGCTGTTGTAGCTTCTGATTATGTTCTAATTGCTCTGCAAACTCAAGAACGTTCTCTAACTGGTGCTGAGAACTATGTTAATGAGCTTATCAAGTTAAAAGAACAATATGATCTTGATATTGAAGTAGTTGGTATTCTTCCTGTCCTATTAAAAAACAATGGTAAAGTTGACGAATACATCATGGACAACGCTCGTGAAATATTCGGAGAAGAAAACCTATTTAAAAATATCGTACCTCAAATGGAGCGCATTAAAAGATTTGATGTAAACGGCATTACCGAAAAAGATAGACATGATATGAATGTCATTGAATTATATGAAAAAATTAGCGATGAATTATTATCTCGTGTTGATATGTTTGAAAAAATGAAGGTTGGTGTGTAATATGGCAAAAACTCCTGGCTTGTTAGGGAGACAGAATGGTAACTTTGAACCTAAAGATCCTTATGTACCAGAACAAGGACAAGCTGCAGTAGAAAATAACGAGGTGGCAGCTACAGTTACTCCTTCTCAACCTACGACGGAAGAAAAACCAACAGATAGAACAGAACAGAGAGTCGAAAAAACTGAACCGAAAAAGAAGTTTAAAAACCAACAAGGCAGCATTAAAATTTCTAATCAGTCCAAAGAAGAACTTGAAGTATTAATGAAACTTACAAATACAAAATTCACTTATGAAATCATCGACTTACTTATAGATCGTTATGTAGAAAACGAGCTGACACCTGAGCAGAAAAGGAAATTCAAGCTCTTAACAGAGATGTGAAAAATATAGAAATATCCCTATTTCTATAAAGGGATATTTCTATATTTTCTTTATGTAAGTTTTAACAGTTTAAGTAAAAACTAAATAGGAGTGGTCAATTTGGATAAACAATACTTGGTGACTGTTTCACCTATTCAAGGTAATCCTACAACAAAGAAAAAGCATTCCTTGTCAGCAGCAGATAGAAAAAACATAAAAGTGTCGCCTGAAACACTTAATAAAATAAAAGCCATTTGCACAATGAAAGACATAAAAAATTATGAGCTTATCGATGAAATGTTAGATTACTATATTTCTAATAAGTTGGATTCAAATGAACAAAATAATCTAAACGACATACTGTCTATACGAAAATAAGCCCTGCTTTCTGTAGGGCTTATTGTTTTAAGTAATTAGACTCTCACCAAAACTTCCACCAAGGCTTTTTCTTCTCTTTCGCAGCAGCAACCTCATCCCGAAACTCCTGCATCAATCTCTTCGTTTCCTGCATCTCACGTAGCGTTTTCATCAGCGTTTCATCTCGCGCTTCCAATCGTTTTTCTACTCGTTCATTATGCGCTTCTACGCTCGCTTTAATTTCCTCCTTGCTCTGCTTTGCCTGCTCACTCAATCGTTTCTCCATCGCTAACATACTCTGATTCATTTCTTGCGTCATAACGCTGTACTGTTCCTGTAATTGCTGTTTAATGTGGAATGGTACTAAATCCGTTTCTTCAGCCTCTTCTTGAATCAGATTAGGATTTACCTTTTCTATTTGCTGCGCTATCATCTTCGCTGCCTTCTCTAGCGTCATACCGTCATGCTTGCTCAGCTCAATTAATTTCTCAATCACCATAATGTCACTGTCTGTGTATTGGCGTCTGCCACGATTATCTTTCTTTACTACGAATCCTTCGCGTGATAATACTTCCATGTACTTTCTAAGGGTGCTATCACTTATTCCTAGTCGTTTGTATACTTCACTAGCGGAATAAACAATCTCGTCCGTCATAACGTCACAACACCTCCTAGTGACTGTATTCCATGATGAGTGCAAAATTCCTGCAAAGAAAAAGCCCTACAAATGTAGGACTATATGGGGTCACAAGACCCAAAAAAGAAAATTGTACGTTAAGGAATATTTTTACATAAAAAGGTGATTCTTTATATTTAAAGAATCACCTTTTTATATTTTTTCAATTCTCTTACTTCCAGAGCTAAGATGGTTGGATTTCACCTTTAATTGCACGAATCCTCTTAATTGGGTATTTTTCTTCAAGTAAATGCTCTTGTTTTAGCCTGGTTAAAATATCATCTTCATTGATGCTCTTAATGATTGTTTCTAAATTTACTACTGTTGAGGGCATTGTTCGAATGGAGCAAATACATGGTTTCTACTCCCCCCGTTGGCAAATGAAAATCATCATTTTATGGAAAACTCATCGCGCAAGCGCTGTATTTCTTGCACCAGAACCACCCTTTTTTATGTATTCTGCAAGAATAGTCCCTGAAGATTAGAAGAGATGAAAACAGCTACGAATCATTGAAAATACTAATTTCGTAATGTCTGAAGCAGCATTCTGCGAGCGAATTCTATTCGGAATAGGTGAAATGAAGTTTTAAAAGGCTATCAATTTGGAACTGAGAATCGTAATTTGTTTGGTATGGTAAAAGGTATTTCGTACTGTTTGCCCTTTATGTCAGTTTTTTTCTCGCGTTTAAAAAAATGACGAAAAGGGCAAGCTATGTTTGAGGTGATAGGGGTGTTTGGATTAGGTAAAAAACGTAGTAAATTTGGTAAATGGCTAGACAAACAAGGGATCACACAAGGGGAATTAGAAAAGGCGGCTAAGTTAAGTAGAGGTACGATTTCAAAAGTATGTAATGATAAAGAATACACACCTAAATTTTCGACTATATCCCAAATAACAAGGGGATTGAAGAAGTTAGGGAAAAACATAAATGAAAATGAATTTTGGATGTAGCTTCGTAAAGAAACGGGGCTATTTTTCACACTTTAAAAGAACGTACGTTCGTGTATAATGAACATAAATTACACGAATTGGGGGATCATCATGGATAATCAGAGTTGGGGTGCACCAAAGATTAAAGGACGCGGCATGATCAAATGGCAACCGTTTGCCAGTATGCCGGAGCAATTTGCGGGAATTAGAGAGATAATGGGTGAGTTGAACAAAGTACCTAAACCAATGCTTACGCAAGATACAAAAGAGCGGATTGAACGTGCTTTAATTGATTCTGCACAGAGGCAGGAAGACATCCTTATTTCGTTTTATAGGGATGGATTTATTAGTAATATGTACATAACTGTCACACGAATTGATTTACATACTAATACGGTACATTGTACGGATGCGTTTAATTTACATACAGAATTTAAATTTGATGAGATTGTTGATGTAGCTGGCTAATTGTAGCCAGCTTTTTTTATTTTATTGAACGAAAACAATAATAATGTATTTACCTAAATACATTATAGTGTTAAAATTAATACATCAAACTGTAATCAATTAAATACATTTTAAGGAGTGAGATTATGAAGGATGCATTAAAGTACGTTTATACATCAAAGGAAGCAGCGGAAATATGGGGGTTGTCATACCAAACGGTTACACAATGGTATAGCAGAGGGAAATTTGAAAATAATGAAGCTAAAAAAAGTGGAGGCGCTATTCTAGTGACACATCAAGGGATGGAAAGAATTGCAGGAGAGATCAATGAAGAAAAGAGACAAAAGAATATATTGAGACGTGGGACTACAAATAATATAAAAGAAGCTGCATTTTACTTAAATAAACTTCAGGGATTTGAACAGTATAATGCTAGCACTCTTATCTATGAATGTCATCGAATTCAGATTTTTTTAAGGGAAAATGATTTTTCGGAGATATCGTTAATGGAAGCTCAAAAAGTTTATGAGGACACGACAGTATTGCTAAATCACGTGAAAGATGAAATTTCAAAAATATAAGTATTCTAAGGAGATATTTTTATGGATAAATTATCAACCGTTCAAATTAGTAATCATTTTTCCACAAATAAGAATACGACAGTCACAGATAGTTTAATTATAGCTAGAACGTTCGGAAAGGCTCATAGAAATGTAATTAGCGATATAAAAAATATCTTAATAAGAGATAATACCCAAGAAAATAATTTTTCAGAAATTGAATATATACACGACCAAAACAAACAAGTATATACAAAATTCCTTATTTCAAAAGAAGGTAAATATTTATTAGAAATGAAATATTCTCATGGTTCTCAAAGTCCAAAGTTAGAATTTGGTTTTAAACAGATATTAGAGGAATTTTTCAAAGAAAAGTATTTCGAATACCAGAAACCAATAGGGAAATACAGAGTAGATTTTTTATTTAATAACAATATAGTTGTAGAATACGATGAAGAATTTCATGAATTACAAGTTGAATCGGATAAACAAAGGGAAGAAGAAATAAAAGAACTTTTATGGAATGAAATTATAAATATTAAAAAGAATGAACATTTAAAATTAAAAGATAAAAATGAATATGTAAAAATTCTACGTATAAAAAAAGGCGAAGAAATAAAAGGATTAAAAAATTTACTCTTATTAATACAAGAAGAAAATCATGACCTTTCCCTGAATACTTTTATGAAAGATCATGATTAACAAGTATGTTAAATCGATACTACGTCATTACTAAAGAAGTAAATCTAATTATAAATCTCTCGACTTCACAAATTCGAGAGATTTATTTTATTTCACTTCATACCACCAACCTTTACGGTCAAGGTATCCTTTCATTGCCTTTAATTGCGTATCACTCGTAGGATCTGTCACTACGAAAGTTAATCCATCTCCTTGAAGTAGAAACGTACCTGTCATATTAAGAGATTTCATAGCTCCTGCTACATCAGGTACCTCATAAGGTGAAAATGCTCCTGTTTGGACAATATTTTTTTTATTTGGCTGAGTAGGCGCAACATTTGAGCTACCTCCTCCACATTCTTGTCCAAAGTAAGCAAAAATTACTGCTGAGGTAATTGCATCCACATTCCACTTGGCCATATCACTATCGTTGTCAATAAACCCTGCTTCTACAAGGAAGAATGGGCAGTTAGATGAGCGGATTACGCCAATGTCTGGACGTATCTTAGCTCCACGGTCTTTCCATCCAGTGCGCTTAGCGATTTCAGCCGAAATACGAGCTGCCATAGGTGCTTCTTTTGCAGAATAGCAAAGCACCTCTACTCCGTGCCCTTCTCCATTAGACGCATTAAGATGCCAAGCAAATCCTACATCATTAGGTCTATCATTGATATTCCTAACTTGGTTACCTACAATAGCATTAGCTGTGCGACCTACATCGTCTGTATCGTCCTCTACAGAATGTCCTAAAGCACGTAATTTATTAATGAAATCCTTATTACACTCACGATCCATTAAATGTTCTTTACGGTTACCCCAGTTAGCTCCTGGTACAATAGCATTGTGTCCTCCGTGGCTTGATACTCTCATTATTCAACATCTCCTTTTTGATTATCATCATGATCTGACCAAATCCCTAAAGCGATACCAACAGATAATAAATAAGGTGCCAGTTCATCTAAGAAACTCTTAGCTTCTGGCACCCCGAATTTCGTAAATAAAAATCCAAGCAAAGAAAAAACCGCAATCCAGGTCTTCCAATTGCGGAGTCGTTTTTTGATATTCTCTTTTGACATATTACATACCACCTCCCTTCAATAAAAAAGTAATGGCTGCTCCTATTAGACCACCTACAATAAGGCGCAAGATCCATGTGGTATTGGCGCTGATTTTATCGAGAAGTTTATTTATATTTACAATGTCCTTTTCATTGACAGTGGTACGTGTTTCCAAGCTACGAATGTCTCGCTGCATATCTTTTTGATCTGATTTGATTTGTTGGATCTCTTGCTTTAAATCTTGAATTTCTTGCATTGGTTCAGCTCCTTTTTTTCAAAATAAA